GTGATCGCCTGGATTCTTTCCTTCCTTCTTCCCTTCAGCCTTACGGGAGGAGCGCCGGTTGAGCCGGCCACCAACACCACGAACGAGACGCCGTTCACCATGCCCTACTGCACCGCGGAATGTGCGTGTGACGAGTGCTTCTACCTCACCTCCCTGGAAGAGAACGGGGAGGAGTTCGACGCACTGTTCAACAGCTACGAGACTAAGTGGAGCAAGAACGGCCGGCTCATGATTCGTCAGGGCAACAGTGGCCCGTACAAGTTCGTCAAGAAGGGTGCCTAGTCATGCCCTACGAGTGGCAGGTTCGCTGTCTTAAGTGCGGAAAGGCGGCCGAGCCTACCGGCCGCGGGACCGTAGATATCAAGCACGACATGTCAAAGCACTGACGTAGTCAAGAAGGGGTGAGTCTATGTCCGCTGAGATTCAAAGGCAGATTGAGAACGACAGGGCGCGAGAGCGCACCGAACGGTATCTCGAAAAGCTGGATGACCTTCCGATCCTGGAAGACTACGAGGACGGATTTGACATGGGGTGGGGCGAGTGAGCACACGGATTACCTACTGGATCAGGGTGTCTGACTCCGCCTACATGGAGTCTTCCCCGGAAGAGATTCAGGGGTTCATGAGGCAGGGATTCATTCCTGACATCCGTATCCATCCTGAGCGGGAGGGTAAGTGAAGCACATTCGCCCTGTAACACTCCTCTGCATCCTGCTGGCTGCTGTTGGAGGGCTGTACGTAGGCCAGGGAACCGCGGACACGACAGACGTTCAGAGGGCTGCGTATGAGTCCGGATTCAACTCCGGTACCTGCCGGCCACTGGTCTACGAGGATGGTTCATACGTCCTTGAGGACGGCCTAGGACAGCTTTGCGTCAAGCCGTAAAGGCATGCCTAGTTGGTTGATTCGAGACTTCCGGGAGGGAAGGGCATGAGCAATACGCGGGAACACTGGATCCTTTGGGTCTGTACCAACTGTTTCCACCACGCTGCAAACGGTGAATGCGGAGACTGCCACAATTCGGACGGACATGAGGGCGGGGAGCCTCTTTCCCTCCTGTCCAATGAAGCCTGCCCTGGAATGGGCTGGGAGGACCACAACGAGGAATGTGTTCGGTACCAGTTGGGAGGGGAACCCAACTTCTCCTATGAGTGCGACTGCGAAACAAAGACGTTCAGCACTTCCACGTGTGAGGGGTGCGGGAGCACCTATCACGGAGAACGTCACGTAATGACGGAATGGAGCGAGTGACCATGCACAAGCAAGTTATGGCCGAAGTGTTGAAGCAGGAAGCATTTTGGCAAGAGCGCTTGGATCAAATCAGGTTGCGCCAAGCACTTCGGCCGGACGTAGTAGACGAAATGCTTGTGCGGATGGAAGCGAGCGTTCTGGAAGTGCTGGCCGATTGGCAACACTTGGCTGAGTACGTACAGGGAGAGGACAAGTAGCCATGGCTAGCGGATACACGCATTGTGCCTGTCGGGACTGCTTCGACGTCACGGCATCCTGGGACATGAGTAAGGCAACTCTTTGCACTGAGTGCGAGGAAGCAGAGTGTGAACCTCTCCCCATGCTCCCCTTTCCTGGGATGCTGAGCATGTTCGAGTGCCAGCGAGACGACGCGTACACAGGATAGGATGCCGGCATGAGTGACATCTTCGAACACATCCGCTCTCTTGCTGAGAGGGTGGAGGCTGAAAATGAGAACGACGCGTCTGATCTCCGGTACTACTCGGAGCAGATAGAGAGTTCTCTCCGAGAGGCTGACATCGCTCCCGCGATGTATGACGTGCGGAAGTACGCCGAAAAGATTCTCGAAATCGCAGAGAAGCACAGGAGCTAGGGCCATGTCGGAACCCCTGGAGGAAGTCATCATCTTTCGTTGGAAGGAAGGATCCACTTTCCTTGCATCGGGTTGGCCTGAAGATGAGGGAGCTACCTGGAATCCAACGGTAAAAATCTACGATGATGAGAGTGGGGAGGTGACGACTGAACAGTAGACAACCGAACAACGCAGGCGGGACCCCGGGCAACAGTCCGGGGTCCCTTTTCTATGCCCAGAAAGGGTCAGCAGATGTCTAACCGAATCGGTGCCCACTACTCCTCCTATGTAGCAGAGGAAGGGATGAAGTGCATTCCGTTCTGTGAGGGAGAAGTTACACACTGGGCTTGCTCGGAGTTCCGCGGGGACAAGCACCACCATTGCCAGGTTCGGTGTGAAAAGCACCGACAGGAAAATGAAGCCCACACTTCTTACCGTTCGATCTGACCCCTGGGGATTGGATTTCGGGTGGCCGGCTGGACCGGCCCCCGTTGTCGAGTCGCTAGGACTCATCAGAGCCAAGAATGGGGTAGAGCAGTGAACGAGACAGAAGAGAAGCGGTACACGGTAGCCACCTACTCATACGCCTGCACAGCGTACGTACGGACCACGCTCCGCAGAGCACTGGAACTCCAGAGCACACAGAATGTGTGGGTCGGCGGGGACTACGTCAAAACAGCAAAAGCGTTGGTGCCCAATACCTACGAGACGTGCAAACTCCCGGACGAGACAACTTGGGAGCTGACCAAGCTCGAACTGATGACCATTCACCAGGCTCTCGAATGGGGAAAGGCTAAGCCTGAGCGCACTGGAACGGATAGAGAGGTCAATCGATTTGTGGAAGAGGCTCAGATCGAGGATGAAATCTTCCGGGTGCTTCAAGGTATCTGGCACTCCGAGGGAAAGTATTGGATGTGAGCGGGATGGATGACTTCCGATTCAAGCACGCACTGCGAAGCAAGCTGGTGGCAGAGAACCTAGCAGGCGCGCTGTGGGCTCTCAACATGTTGGGTGACCGTATGCAAACCAAGGAGGGTAACTCTCCGGAATGGCTTGAGTTGTTCCGGGCCAAGAATGCCATTCAGGCGCAGTTGGGTGTTCGGGAAGAAGAATTGCACCAGGACTACAAGAAGAGGGGCTTCTAATGAGCCTCATGAAGCAGTACGCAGACGACACAGCAGACTTCAAGCTCCGGGCTATCGAGACTGCCTGGATCACGGATGACCTGGAAAGGGCTCTAGCTCTTTCAGAGCTGTTTGAGGACTGCGGTAATGCAGCCTCGGTCTACCGCTCGCCGGCTGAGGTAGCAGCACTGTTCGTTCACACGGTTGTGGAGACGTTCTCCGCGGAGTGGATGTCTCAGCGAAGGGCAACGGCATGAACATCAGCCCTCAGTACAACGTCTATCTGGGAACCCGCCAAACGGTGTGGTCCCGAGACATCAACGGGACTGTATACGTTTTTGCATACAGTCGATCAGCCTCCGGAGTCCCCGCACGAATGTGTGTCATGCGGGAAGTCTCCGATGGCTGGGAAACGGTTCACTGCTTCACAGGATGAACGCTCATGTTCATCGACAACCCTTAGGGATTCCTAGGGGTTGTTGGTGTTCACGGATGTTCAGACAGAAGGAGGTACAGCCATGGCAGTAGCAACTATCACGATCGATGACGCGTGTGACGCGTGCTGGGCAAAGGACAAGACTGCCCGGAAGTCCACCATGGAAATCACATTGATGGGCCGGACATGGCTTCTCTGTGATGAGCATGAAGAGAAGTTCGCAGCACATTGCACGGCACTTATGGGAGAGGGTGAGGCACAGTGAATAGGCGTGATGCAAGAAAAGGTCAGACCGTAACTGCCAAAGAAGGCAGGTATCTACCGTTCGCAATCGGGAGAATCACGCATGTTGGTAAAACTAACCTAGGAGTAGTTGACTCAGCAGGGTCTAAGTGGCTTGTGAATCCGGATTGGGTTGTTCCTGGGGGTGAGTCTGCATGAGTCTCGAAGCGTTCCAGGCAATGAAGTACGGGCCCATTGGTGACGCGGTCATGTCCGCGGAGCCCCACACTGAGGCTGACCCGGTAGGGGTCTACGCTGCCATCCTGGCTCTCTGGTCCGGATCCATTCAGGGCATGGTCAAGATGTCTGACGGCCGGCCCATCGTTACGTGGACTGTGCTGGTGGGGGAGAGTGCTCTTGGCCGTAAGGGGACTTCTGTCAGGGTGGCTAGCCGGATGCTGAATCATTCGGTCAAGGGCTTCCTGGACGCTCGTACCGTAGGCGGAGTCTCCTCCGGTCCTTCTCTGACTCAGATCTTGTATGAGAAGCAGGAAGAGACGGACGGGACCGAGGACGGCATTGACACCCGAACCATCGTGGTGGATGAAGAGTGGTCCGAGAACTTGAAGCGCCAGAACCGGTGCCCCACGTTCGCTTCTAAGCTCCGGTCATGCTGGGATGGTGTGACACTCCGGCACATCACGACTAAGGCCCACATGGTCGTCCAGGAACCCCGGTTGGGGTTCCACGCACACATCACGCCGGCCGAGTGGTCGGAGTACATCCGTCCCCGGGACGCCAAGGGAGGGAGCTACAACCGACTCCTCCCCGTGCTCGTTGAGGGAAGCAAGGTTCTTCCCTATGGACACAAAGAGGTCTATCCCGAGATTGAGGGGCTGTCAGAAGCATATGACTGGGCTCGGAGGAAGCCCCGTTCAATGTCTCTGAACAACGAGGCTGCAAGACGCTTTGATGAACTCCGTGCAATCTTCCTGGGGAAGATGGTGGATATGCCCTCTCATCAGACATGCTATGTCGAGAGGACTCCAGAGCAGATCATTCGGGTTGCCGCGGTTCTCACCGCGACTGAGCGGAAAACCGTGATCACCCGTAAGGCGATTGATGCCGCATGGGCTTTTGTCCAGTATTCCATGCGGAGTGTGGAAAAGCTTGTTCGAGAGGACACCAAGCCAACTGGACGAGTGGTCAAGAGCGTTCCTGAGTTGGTCCGGGAGATCCTGGCACAGGAAGGAGGGGAAGTGGACCGGTCTCGAATGCTCCGAAGGTTGGGAGTCCGTGTTACGGCTGCAAGTCTCATGTCCGCGGTAGAGTCCATGTCTGATGTGGAGATGGTCAAGGGGGAGACTGCCACGGGACGTGGCCGGCCGCCTGTCATCTATCGGTTTGTCACGGAGAAGGAGACACAGGAAGAGAAGGATGTTGCTGAGGCTGTCCCTGTCTCCATCCCTTCTCCCAAGACATCCTCCCCTGACCTAGCTCTTACGGGGAATTGGTTGTAATCCGATACAGGCGAGAGAGGAAGAGATATGCCGGTGAACATGAAAGGCTATCGAGTGTTCGTCGAAGCGAACGTGGACAGAATGGGGACCATTACGGAGGATCCTGGAGGAGACAGAGTCAGGGTCACCCTGGACGACGGAGGGAGTCTGGAGATTACCCGACGCTCACTGACCATCTGGTCTCACGGACAGGCGTAGAAACAAGAAAAGCCCCCTGGCCAATGGCCAGGGGGCTTTTTGCGTTGTGTCCTCTCACAGACACTTCTCTCGTCCGGGAGACGAAAGGGCTAGGGCTTGATAAGAGCCTTTCGGACGGCTGCTATCCGCTGTAGGCGTTGAGCAGTCTCACTGATGGACAGCGTAACCGCGGACAGACCAACCGCCCATTGCCATGGAAGGGAGTCCAGCACAGCTACGAGAGCAGGGGCGGTTGCGGTGACTATGCCGGCTAGGCGTAGCCCGTGTCGGAGGATCCATTCATTCATTCGTTCACCTCCCCTCCAGTGTGGACGAGAGACGGAGGAGGTCTCTCGTTCTTTCATTCATTCCCACAAGGGAGGGGCGTAGGCCCCTCTCCCTAGATGGGGTGCGTGAATTCATTAGGGGAGTGCGCCAGGGGGAGATCTGAACTGGAGAGAGCACTCCGGCCGGAGCCGGAGGCTGGCTCAGAAAATCTGAGTCCGGTTTCAATTCATCTGGCCAGCGGAAACCACCCATATTTGAAACTCGGTAAGTGACTCGCGCGGTCGGGCGCGAGGGCGCACCCGCACGATCACGCCTTCGGGACCTTGAGCTTGTCCCAACTGGCCTTGCCAGGCCAGCCATCGGCATCAGAGCCGCGGTAGCCCAACTTAAGCTGCCACTTCCGGTAGCTCTTTCGATCGGCCTCGGTCCACTGAGGACCAGGACCAGAGGCATACACAGCACATCCTTCGGCCTGAAGCCGCTTGCCCATCCGAGTCACGAGAGAGGACTTCGGAGACTTCTTGAAGTAAGTGGTCCCTGGGAACGGCTCGTACTCAACAGGCTTACTGGGCGTGGGAGTTGAGGCCCGGCCAGGAACCTTCAACTTGTCCCCAGGATCGATCCGGTATGGAGCCTTGAGGCCGTTGAGCTTGGCCAGCTCCTCCCAGTCCACCTTCAGCTTCCGGCCGATGCCGGAAAGGGTGTCTCCTGCCAGAACGGTGTAGGGGCTCCCGGCCGGCTTCGGCTGGGAAGGCTTCTGAGGAGTAGAGGGCTTGGGCTTGCCTTCAAGGACCTCCTGAGCGTCATCCCGGACAGAGTCCATGTCCATCATCTTCCCAGGTGCATAACCAGGATCCCACTTGCCCGGAGAACCAGATTCCCCATGACCGATGATGCGGTACTTGTTCCATCCGTGGAAGTCACAGACAGCAGCAGATAGCTTGAGAAGGGTCTTGTACTGGGCATCAGTCATCTTGTGAGAGCCGGAGTACCAGATCTCAACTCCGTAGAAGTGCCTGTTGAAATCAGTGTTGGACTCGTCATCGACAGGAGCCGGCTTCTCCGCCTTTACCGCAGCCAGAACATCATCGTCACCCATACCCGCGTGGTTAGCTCTGCCCCAACCAACCAGGTGCACGGTTCCATCCTGCGCGAGGCCGAAATGACAGAGGGGCCCGGGAAGGCCACTGATGCCGTTATAGAGAAGAGCCCTCTGGTCCTTTGCATCAGAACCAGTGTGATGGACCATGAAGCCATGTACGGGCCCCCAAGGGCCCTTGTGGTTCCGGTTGTGCGTCTTCCAGCTTTTGTACTCCTCGTAGGGAACATCCCACTTCTTGAGCTGAGACAGGAGCTGGGTAGGAGTCATAGGTGTAGCCATTAGAGCCCCCTCCGGAGTCGTAGTTCTTCAAGCTTCTCTGGATCAATCGTGGACAGAATGCGCACCAAGGCGTGCGTGTACTCCTTGAGTTCGGAGATCTCCTTCGTCATTTTCTCGATCTCCGCAAAGGCCCGATCGGCTCGGGCCTTCTGTGCCTCAGCCTCTTCCTTGTAGAGACGAGTAGCGTTGGTATTCCAGGAGGAGAAAACCACTGCTACGGCTCCGACTACGAGCACAATGAGTCCACCAACGTTTAACAGCGTAGAAATGTCCAAGTGAGTCCCCCTCAGAGAGCGTTGACAGTAAGATTCCGCCACCGGGGACGGTTTCCGATGAGACCGACGTTCCCGCCGGAGACATGGACGTAGCCACCGCGGTAGGTCCCGTTTGTGGAAGACACTGTGACATTGGGAGTCACGTCAGTACGAGTGATGCTCACAAGGGCAGGTGTCACATCCACCCGGAAAGACATCCACTGATTTGCCACAGGAGCCGCGGAGGCCGCAGTAGCCAGAGAAGTTCCAGAAGTGACCCCAGCAGTGTGGGAGTACAGTTCCAGAGAACCAGAACCGCGGAATACCATGTGATACCCGCCGGCGCTGTTGGCCGTGTTGAACAGGTAAGTACTGTCATCCGCCTTACCGAAGGCAACCCCAGCATGCTCGTTGGTGGGGATAGTCCCCTCGTACTTCATGTCAAAGGTCATGCGGTAGCCGTTGGTGGGGAAAGAAGGAAGAGAGCACGAGCCAATAAGGGCTGACTCACCTACCACGTTGAAGTAGACCTCACCGTTTCCGGCATACTTGAGGTCCCTGGTCCCGTCGTAGTAGAAGCGGCCCATATCTCCAGGAGCCTTGACCGCGGAGGCCCAGTTGTCCTTCTTAAGGATCTGATAGTTAGTGCTCAGCCACTTGTACTGGGCTGCCATCATTCCCTGAACTCCGAGGCCAACGAGAACATCCCTCTGAGACCTGCGATGGACTTCCCAGCAGATGACCTTCTTGCCTCGGGCCACAACTGCTTGCTTCCGCACATCGGTCATGGCGGAAGGGACTCCCCAGTAGTCCGGCTGGAAAGCAGCATCCATCTGGGCATCGGTCGTTCCCGCATCCACATAGGCCCACGTCTTAAAGCCCCGCTCCTTCATGAGGGTGAAGGAGGGGTTCAGGTAGTAGTTCTTCCAGACCACCGACTGATTGGCGTTGGGGTAGTAGTCCTGAAGCATCTTCTGAACAATGGGGATGGCAGCGTTTGTCTTAGGCTCAAGGAAGATCACGACTCGACCCATGAAACGGTCAAGCACGTCACGGAGGTTAGTCAGCGGCTGGTCTGCCCAGCCCTGTCCCAGAATGCTTCCCAGGTCCACCTTCACTGTGTTGATAAGGGAGGCGTACGGCATGTCAGCCATAGGCCCTGTGCCCGTGGTCGTCCGGTCCAAGTTCGGGTCATGCATGCAGACAGGGACACCATCAGCAGTGACACAGACAGAAACTTCAATGGCCTTCACACCACTGGTAAGGGCTGCCTCATAGGCAGCCATGGTGTGCTCGGGGTACTCCATTCCACTGCCGCGGTGAGCAATGTAGAAGGGCGTCTCACTCATGAACGAGTCAATGGAAGCGACATTGGAAGAGCTTCCAGAGGGCATGTACTGAAGGGGAATTAGGCCAGAGGCATCCAGAGGAGCAATGCCGTTGGCCTGACCTAGCTTGCTGGTCAGATTGTCCGCAGCAGCTTGCCTGTCCCCGTGAGGGTCAGTGGCCTCCATATGGGCCTTGAACCGCTCTCCAACGTTGGTTGCTACGAGAGCTACCCTGCCAGCTCCAAAGTCGGCATACAGACGCTCAGTACCGTCAGGTCCGTAAAAGGGGGGAACCATGCCGTTGGCGTCTGCCGTAAGAGTCGTGATTACACCGTTGTTCTGGTCCCGAAGATCCGTAACCTGAGTAGCGCCTTCGGAGAGGCCATTCCAGACTGTTCCCGTTGCCCCCGGCACACGAGCGCCTACGGAGTCCTCGGCTGCGTCTGCGGTTGTACCGCCAAAAAGGTTTCTAGCCACTGACTACCTGCCATTCGTCGAAGGTGTTGGTCTCGTAGACTCCGGAGAAGTAGATGGTCGACTTGCTTGGGAAATTGTGGAAATTGTCCAGGCCGTTAGCTGCGGCCACATTGCTCGGGAAGTAGACAGTGAAGAAGCTGTGGTCTCCAGATCCTCCTGTGAAGCCGGTAAGCGTCGTAAAGGTGGGATAGCCTGCACTGCCAGCAGCATTTTGGAGAATCCCACTAAGCACCTGACGGGCAGTGGAGGAGGCTGGGACAGGAAGCCTGATACCGTACGTCTTTCCCGTGTCAGCCGACATGTCTACGTTGTTGTTGTAAATCTGGCAACGGAAAGAAACTGTTCCTGGAGCAATCCACCTCCAGCGTCCTACGTAGGTAATTCCAGTTGAAGGAAGGTTGCTGTCGTTCAGAAGCGCAGGAGTGTACGTAATGTTGGGGCCCATGTGGCGGGATATGATGACACCGTTCTTGTCATTGAACCTCTCGGCCCTAATGCCGTCCTGGTTGCTGTCCACGTCGTAGCTGAAGGTCCCCGGCGGCATAAGAGCCGCGGACTGACTTGCGTTCCAGGGGAACGCAACAGACGGAGGCAGGGTGTAGGGGGACCTGGATGAAAGAGTGATGGTTCCGCCGTTGGCAGGAACCGAGATCTCCCAGAGAGGCATTTCCCAGATGCCCCCGGCTACACGAACAGGGGCAGGAGCAACCGGAGTTGCTGCGTTAACCCCCTGCCGGACAGCCAGGTTGACCGCGGGCTTGGACATGTCCGCCCTAATAACCACCAGGTCCACACGGCCTGTATTCGCGGAATTTGCTGCTACAGCCAAGTCCAGGTTGGAGGTGTTTTCATACTTGAAACCACCTACCCAAGCCTTCCCAGCCCTCACCCTTACACTGGTAACGTTGTTGACCGTAGCGTGAAAAGGAAGAGCAGAGGCGGTTTGGCTTCCGTAGCCCAGCTCGTAATCGACCCGATCCCCACCCCACATGATGGCCATGGATTGCCAGTCAAGCTCTGATACTGCCTTCGATGCCCCGGTTGTTACGTTGTCCGCGCTAAACGGATAGCTCTTTTCTGCCATGTCACATCCTCGCTTCCAGTTTGCGCAGCTTTTCCCGCATCTCAAATACGGTCTTGTACAAGTTCAGAGGGTCACCACTTCCTTGCTCGCCAATTTTGGGAGATACAGTGACGGCATTACCCCCGTCATCCACAGTGATGTTCACTTCGCGGACCATGTCCGCGTACTCAGTTCCATCAACGGCGACAGTCACAATGTCGCCAACAAAGTAGTCCCGGCCAAACTTCACTTGTTCGGTGTCGATGGGGTAGATCTGGAAGTTCCCGTTACGCTCGCCCTCCTTGAGGGCTTCATCCGCAGAGAGCTTCACGGCCTCAAGAGCACTCTCGAACTCCTCTGTGGAGACGTCCAGAGATGCCTTGGCCGGATTTCCCGTAGCCATGTCTGTAACAATGGGAAGGTCTCTCCGGTCTACGAAGTGCTCGATCTGGAGGCCCCATTCGGCCTCCGCCTCCTCATCAATCTTCTGGTAGAGGTACCGGCCCTTACCCTCGCCCTGGCAAGCCACGATGACTCTTGTGACCTTTGGAGCGGAAAGGGTCCAGATGTATTCCCTCAGATTCCCAAGGTCAGTAGAGAACCGGATTTCCTTGCTCTTGTCCTGGGGCACGAAGATGTCCAGGTCGATAGACCTGGAGTTGGGGTCATACAGGAAGCGGTAGCCCAGCTTCTTTGCCTCACACCAGCCGGCTAGCTTCTCTCCGATCACGTCGTACCTGACCGTGTCGTTGACTGTGTCCCCGAAGACCGGCTTCGTGCCGATGTTCACCCCAGGAACTCGCCGGTTGACGATGGCAGTTGCCCCCATGGACTTCTCCAGCTCATCCCAAATGGCCGAAGAACCAGGGGTGTTGACTGTCCGAACGTCGATGGGGGAGGAGTACTGCTGGGCTACCGTCTTGGAGGGGTCAGGGAAGGCAAGTCGGCTGTAGGCCAGTTTGTTATCACAGGAGCCTCCGACGAAGAGGCTCCCAACCCCTGAATGCTGCTGGACTGTGAAGTACTTCTGGAAGTCCTCAATCTGCCCAGTCACGATGGGCTTTTCGACGCCATCCTGGAAGATGGCGACACCTCCACCACGCTGAAGAAGCTCAGCCTGGTCGGTGCCGGCCTTGATCAGCAGCTTCCAGGAGCCCTGAGCGCAGTATCGAACGATGATGTCCAGTTGAATCCAGGTGTCAATCACTCCAACTCGCTTTAGATCCTTGTCGCGAACCTCCACTCGATAGCCCATATCAGTACCCCTCGTATCTCGGCTGGAAAGTCAGACGGACACGAGCACTGGGAGCCCCCGGGGTAATGCTGACCGTGCACTCAGACTCTCCATCAGGTATCGACCAGAGTTCGGGTTGAGCCTTCAGGAGAGGCCAGTAGTTCACCCCTAGGTCATCTCTTACGACCTTGAACCCGGGCCTTGTATCAACTGTGAGGGTGCGGCCGGCAGCAATAACGTCCGTGCCGTCAATGGGTGCTTCAACTCCGAAGCTTCGTCCATCAGGACCGACGAAGTTGAAGGCCTTGATGGGTCCCTCAAGCTCCCAACGAGGCCATGCTTCGGCATCTCCTGGATTCTCGATAACAACCAGGTCATCTGAAAGATGTCCAGCGTTGAGCCTGAGAGGGAAGAGGGCCTGGGAGGTGTCCAGGAAGGCTTCTACGTCTCCGAACTCCCACTGAGCTACCTGGACGTCGTCAGAGTAGAAATACGGCTCATAGGCAGTGAATTGAAGGCCGTACTTGGTCCAGGTGAATCCAGCAGCATCCTGACCTTCATCACCCTCCATACCGCTCTTGTAGTAGCAGCGGAGGTACCGTGGGACTCCGTCCCCCTCAACGAACTTCAGAACGCAGAAGCCCTTCTTGGGATTGAGGGAAGAGCGGATACGAGACTTCATCTTCTTGATGGTCGGTCGATCGATTCCATGAAGGTAGACAGGGATCATGACCTCTCGGGAAACTGCCCTGGCATCCCTGAAGATTCCACCATCAAGGTTGGGACTGTCGTCTGCGTGCAACTCGAAAGGAGGCGCATCCAGTCCCGTTGCACCGGGCAACATGACGATGCCCGGCCACAACGAGTTGGAGAAGTCAGTGAGGGGGATTTCCTCCCCCTCACCGTTCTTCCCTCTGATGGATACGTACGTCCTTCCCCAGTACACCTTCTGAGGTGGAGTCGGCCCCTCAACAGGGGGCGTAGTCGTCCTCTTGAGTACCGGAATGGGCATACAGCCACCTCTTTCCTAGAGTCGGTTTCCGTACATGGAATCCACGTATCCGAGTGCACGAACAACAGCGTCCGTTGTGTTCTCGGACTTGGCCTCATATACGGTGATCTGAATCGGCCGACTGGAGGCGGACAGCAGTGATGCAGTTTCTCCCGCGTTGAAGACACGCTCACCACCGCGGAAGTTGACCAACTCCGTTCCTCGCTCGCCAACAAGGGCGAGACCAGGTGAAGCGGACAGAGTTCCCGAGGCATAGCCCTTCTTCTTGGAGGCCTTCTTCTTAGTAGCCGGCTGGCTGATGCCTGTCAGCCAACTGAGGAGTGCAGCTATGTCCGCGGGAACAGGAGTGTTCTTTCCTGCCCCCAGACCCTTACGAATCTTGGACAGAGCCTTTTCGGCCAGAGAAGTGATCCCCTTGAGGACTTCCTTCTCTCGGGACTTAAGTCCCTTGATCAAGGAGTTTGCTGACTTCTCTCCAGCCTTGAAGAAGTCGTCAGAGACTGCCTTCCCCAAAGCATCGGACTGGGTAAAGATGCTTCCATACGTATTCGAGATCTCCTTGACCTCACCGGAAGAGGCTCCGAGCAAGGCCTTGGCCATCTCGTTTCCTTGTTCCAGTCCGGCCCCGGCCACCTCATCAATAATGGCGTTGCTGTAGCCCTTCTTACGGAGAGCCAGAAGGTTGGACTTCCATTCAGCAATAGCCTTGAGGCGATCCTTGAGGCCAGCGAGGACACCAGCTACGGTTACACCTCCACCGGAGTTGAAAGCAGCCGTAAGGGGACTTCCACCACTGGCTTGGCTGGAGATTTCCTGAGCCATCTGACTCTTTTGAGTCTTCAGCTCCGTGAGCTTCGCATTGGCGTCCTTGATTGCCTGAGCAATCGTGGCCCTCTTCTTGGCAGCCGCGGTAAGAACACCGTTCTCCTTCTGAAGCCACTTGGACAAGGAGCCATGCTTGCTCTTCGAAATGAGGTCGGCAGAGAAGGCCTTCGTGAGAAGGTCCCTCAGCTTGCCCAGAGCAGTGTTGAGCTGACTGGTACTGCCCACCACACCCTTATAGAGACCGGAGTCCTTGGTGCCGGCCGCATAGCCCTTCTTGACCTCCCTGCCTGCTATGGCAGAGTCACGGGCATTGAGAACTGTCTCTCCGCCCTTGAAGTTGACCAGCTCCGGGCCTTCCTCCCCGACCCATGCCCAGCCTCGGTCGGCACCATCGGTGCCAGAGGCATAGCCCTTGGGAATGCTGCCTCGGAATCCGTAGACATCAGTGAAGAGGCTAGAAGTTGCACCTCTTGCACCGGGACCAATAACAACTCCGTCCCCGCCACGAGATTCGACATTGACACCGTTAAGGGTGCCGGCCGTATGGCCGACTCCAGCATTGGTAATGCCGATCATGTAAGGCGATTTGAGGCCCCGGACCCATCCTTCAGGAGCACTAGCCCCGTTGAATGCCCCAGTTGCCCAACGACGGTGCGGCTTCTGTCCGCGGATAACAGATTCAATGGCACTTACCAGACCTGAGCAGTCCCAGGAAGGGTTTCCATTTCCTCCCCACTGATAAGGCAACCCGTTCTGCGTACGAGCCCAGGCAAGGGCTCGTGTAGTACCGGGCCCTCCTGCTTCAAGAACCTTGTCGAGCTTCGGGGGAGAGGAGCTAAGCCCCTTTCCGCTGAAGTCGAAAAGACCTTCCAGGTTGGGAAGGTTCTCCTTGGCAGTCTCGTAGATCTCACCAGCCACCTGAGAGCCGTAGCCCATAGGGTTCTGCCAGATCTCACGGAGACCAGAGACGTTCTCAACGAATCCGTTGTAGGAGTTCTTCGAGACCTCCCAGACACCGTTGATACTGTCCTTGACCATTCCAATGGGATCGGTCAGTGCCTTCTTGCCGCCCTCCCAGAGGCCCTTCAGAGAGTCCCATCCACCTCCGAAGAGGTTGGACACGATCTTCTGTAGAGTCTTGGGGGAGAACATGTTGGCAAGGTAGTCCTGGCCTCGCTCAAGAACATTTCCCTGGCCCTTCCAGACGTCGTTCCAGAAGTACTCTGCGGAGACGGGGGAGAGGGCTCCGCCGATAATTCCGATGGCCTGGCCCCACCCAGAAGGCACCTTCGCCTTCTTGAGGAGATCAAACACATCCCGTGTAAGGAAGTCGTACTGACCCTTGAACTTGTTGCCTATGCTCGTGCCGTTGAAAAGGCTCCCAGGCTTCGCACCGCCTTGGATTCCCTTGCGGGTATCTCCTCCGAGGGCATCTGAGGAACCATAAAGGCTTGCGGCCCCTGTAGCCCCCAAGATGTTCGAGCCCAGGTTGAAGTTCCTCATGGCATCATCAATGCCACCAAGACCAAGCTTGTCGAGAACACCGCCCTTGGCGAACTGCATTGCCTTCCGGACACCCTTGGTGCCACCTGTACGAGCAGCCTGGTTCAGGCGATTGATCTCGCCTTCACCAAGAGCCGCGGTGAACTCAGGGCGCATGATGGCTTCCCCACCACTGAGGTGAAGTTCGCCGGCAGTGGGGCTCTTGAATACGTGGACGTCCATACCAGGTGTGTAGCCCGGAAGAACACCACCTGTAGCACTCTTGGTTTTCTTGCCATGACCCTTAGAAGAACCCCCTCCGTTACCGGGTGCCTTACTGCCAATGTCGTTCAGTCGGCTATCCAGAGTTCCGGCCTTCTTGGCAGCATCGTCCAGGGCATCCCTGAGACTGCTAACAGCCTTGATGACCTTGGCAAGACTCCGATTGTCCAGGTTGGCAACTCGACCATGCAGACCGGATTTGGAAGTTCCCACCAACGTGTGAACGCCGTTGACCGCGGTCCGAAGGGTTCCGAACTCCTGCTTCAGACCTCCGAGTTTGGCACCGTTCAGGCTGCCAACAGAGCGGATGGTCTGCTTGACCTTCTCCTGAAGGGAGTCACATGCGGAGGTATTCTGCTTGAACTCGTCCTGGAGGTTGTCCAGCTTCCTCCGGTTAAGAGCATTCACCGAGCTGGCAGTGTCATCAATCTTGTTCTTGAGATCCGTAACAGTGCCGTGGGCTGAATCAACGGCCAGCTTGAGGCCGTTGAGGTTCTTCCCGTTCAGTTCTCCCATCAGCTCGATGGACTTGGAGATCTTCCGGCTGAGGTCGTCCGTCTTCTCCCGGAGGCCATTGACCTCTCCTCCGACCGTACCCAGTCCGGCACGGTTGAGCTGGTTTACCTGAGTCGTAACGCTGTTGACCTGATTGCCAGTTGTGTTCGCAGCACCCTGAAGGGAGCCGTTTCCACTGCCGGCGAACTGGTCCACGAGCTGACGAACCGAGACGCTGTTGACGTTCCGGACTTCCCTCTGGAGACGTCGAATTGCAGCTTCGGTCTCCGAGATGGCGTCCTCGGTCTCACGCATCTGATTGCGAAGTTCGTTGGCTCCAGAGTCTCGTCCGGTAACCCTGTCCCGCATACGGGCAACGGGACCTCGTACGTCTCCGTCCCGACGCTGAGTACGGCTCTCCCGGTATCCCTGGAGGTATCCGTTGCCATCACGACGGGATCGAAGGCCGTCTTGACTCTGACGAATAACACGTCCGTACCCGCGGACTCCTCTGCCAGCAGCAGCAACAGGCCGGAGGCCGGCACCCATGATCTTGGCCATCTTCCCGAAGACCTTGGTCAGGAGACCAACTGCGATGATGAAGGGAAGAGCAACAGCGGCCATCTTCAGGAGGTTCGCGAAGACTTCCTTGACCTGAGGATGAGCATTGAGCCAGTCAGAGAACCACTGAATCTGTTCCACGAAGGTGTTGATCGTAGAGAAAAAGGTCTGGAGGAGCTTGACAACATTCCCCTTCTGATCCCCTCCCAGTTCCTGAATCTGCTGGAGAAGTCCACCCTGATACTCGTAACCCTCTACAAGCTCCCCAGCCTCGTTGTACTTGTGAACCTTGGTCTTCTTGCCCATGATGGACTCGCCAAGACCGGTGTATTCGTACTCACCAGTCTTCTCGTTCTCCCTGGCAAAGAGTGAGCCAAGGGAGAACTGGGCTCGTTCCTTTATCTGGGAGATGCGACCGGAGATGGTCGCAGAGGTCATCTTCTCGCCGTAGCCGGCGGAGCCACCCTTTGTACTGTGCTCCTCAGGGTTGACCATAGGCTGATTGGTCTTGGGGTTCTTCTTGCGCTTACCCTTTTCGTCCAGCAAGAAGTAGTTGGGGTCCCACTCCTGGAGCAGGTTGTCAATCATGTCCTGACCGGAGATGCCTCCGCCCTTAGCAACGGGGGTGCCAACCTTCTTCCAGAACTCACCAGCAGTCTTGAAGCCGAACATCCGGGCAAGTTCACCAGCCGGAATACCAGTAGCCTGAACAAGCTGGTTGATGTTCCTGGTAGGAGCCTTGTCCATGTCCATGATGCGGTCAACCGCATACATGGCTCGCTTGAACATCTCAGGGTCCAAGTTTCCGGCCCTGGCCATCGTGTCACCGATGGCCTTGATAATGTCTGTGGTCTTGTCAGCAGCTCGGTTGGCAGCAGCAGTCTTGGTGTTCTTCTTGTACCACTCGTTGTCATTACCGGCGATAGACCGGATGAGCTTCATTTGGTACTCGTGCATCGTCTCGATGCTGAAGGGGGTATCAATGGCGTACTGCTGAATGTTGTGCATCTGCTTGGCAGAGTTCTTCTTACTGACTCCAGCAGCAGAGAGGCCCATCTGACCGAGAATTCGCATGTCTGCCGACTTCACACCAATAGTGGTAAGCATCCCTGCCACGGCTCCGAGAGGAGCCAGGAGGTTCATGGAGACCAGCCGGCCTGTCTCAGTCACATTGGTGCCAAGGCGCTCGATAGCTTCGCCCTGTCGCCTCCAGGAGGTCTGGAGTCCATCCAGGCTCCGTCCCACAGTGCGGGTGTGATCCTGCATCTGCCGTCTGTAGGTGGTGAGTTGGGTCCTCAGAGCTGCAAGCTGGTCTCGATGCCCGTCCATCTGCCCACGAAGGTCAGCAAGACGAGCGGTACGAGCCTCGGTGAGAGTCCGTCGGATATCCTCACGCATCTGCTGGTGAGCACGGCGGTGGGCCGCGGCCTCTTCACGAGCAGCCCTCTGAGCTGCTATCTCCCTGTCCCGCATGAACTTGATGTACGACCGCTGTGCGGTTTCCCACCTACGAGCCTCATCCGTACGAGCCTGCCTCTCAGCACGCTCACGATCACGAAGGAGACGGAGGCGTTCCTTCTCAGCAGCAGCCCATGACTTGGCCTTGGTCTGTGAAGCCTTCTGTTCTTCCCGAACTGTGGCCTGGAGAGCCTTACGAGTCTCCGCAGAAGTGGACTCCAGGAGCTTCTTCTTCTTCTTTTCAAGTTCAGCAGCATCCCGGAATCGCTTGCCGGCCTCACGGCCGTAGCCCCGGGTGATCTCCTGTTCAATCCTCTTCAGAACCTTCTTGGAGTCCAGGGAGGACTTCTGAATCTCCTTCTGAGCCTTCTCGGCAGCGGCCTTAGCCTTCTTAGGGACCTTGGCTACATGCTCGGTAATGCCATCAGTGAAGTTCTTCCCCGCAATCTTGCCGGAAGCACCCATCTGATTCTGAAGCTCTTTACGAGTCTCCTTGAGCTGCTTCTCGTTGATCTTCGGAAAGATATCAATGTAGCCACTACCAACCTTGATCGGGCCCCTACCCGAACCTGCTGTAGCCATGGGCCCTCCTAAAGGGAATTGAAGTTGCTGAAGAAGTGGGCTACCTCCTGCCCGGATGCAAACTCAGTCGGCTCCGAAGGTGTAGATGCCGGCTCAGGCTCACCGGGACGTTGTATTGGTGTTGGCAGCGGCATGTCCGAGCCTTCACCGGAGTTGGCCTGGATGAAGAGGTAGTTGGAAAGCTCCATGGCATCCGAGATTCGGGCAGCCAAGTAGTGGTCGATTCCCCACGCTGCGGATTCGTCCATAGCCATGAGGAGAGTGGACTTCCCCGGCTTCTTCATCAGGGACTTGATGTACACGCCGATAAGGCGAAGGGAAAGCCGTCCACGCCAAAAGTCAGAAAGTCTCTCTTGGAAGATTTCCTTGAGGTCTGCTTCAAGCTCTTCATAGTGTTCTTGAAGGACGCGGACGGTAAGAATCAGTTTCCCTCGTCCTCACCCTGCCCAGACGCCTTGAGAACCAGTTCGGAGAACTCACCGAAATGACGAATGGTGGGCTTGGTCTTGCAGAACTCCGCCCACTGTTCCGGGCCAACAATCTCCTGGACGATCTCAAACTCTGAGTCAGCAAATGCGACCGACATGGGGACGTCCAGCGGGTCAGCCGGCACCTTGTAGGTGCCACCCTTGAAATCAAACTCGTTGTACTTCGTCTCAGTATCTTCGGTCTTCTCTTCGTGAACTGCCTCAGCCTGCTTGGCAGCAAGGGAGGTCTTGGAAGCAGCAGTCTTACGAGCAGTAGCCATGTGGGTCTCCTGAAAGGTGTGTGAGAGGAGCCGGGGTTTTAGACCTCCCGGCAGGGTCTCGAATCAACTAAAGGGGTAAAAAAATAGGCTAGGCAGCCATGTCCTCATTGGTGAGGACGTACCCCAGGGAGCCGTTAAGGTCCATAGCGTCAATCGTGAGCTGGAAGGACTTGCTCTGGGTCCGCTGAAGGGTAATAGCTCCTCGCTCGGAAACCATGGACCGGGCAATAACGGTCCTCCACAGCTTGTCCTTGTACTGCCAGTCCACGACGAGACTGAACTCCTTCAGATCCGGAAGGGAGCTGAGGTCAAGCTTGTATTCACCCGTGGGCGTAGGCGTCCCGGAAACATCTTCCATAACCTCTACCCAGGTGGTGCCGAAGAACGTCTCGGTGACGAGCTTCGAAGCCTCCAGGAGGGTGGCAGAAATCTGGAATGCAGCGGAGTCCACGTTGTAGAGGACCGGGGCCGCGGACTGCCAGGCGTTAAGAGGCGTGGTCTGAATAGTCGGAGTGAGGGTCACACCCTCCTCCGAAACGTAGCCGAGAGCCTTGTAGCCGGCCGGAGCCGTCTCACCATCGCCCACCTCAGTGGGCAGAACAAGGGAGCCCCCAGCAGGGGCAAGATAGATCATTCCACTCGGGGCGAACCGAATGTTTCCAGCATCTCCAGTAGGCATATAGCCCTCCTTAGGCTTCTACGTAGAACAGGGAGAACTCCCCGCAGTAGACGTGTTCTCGGGATGCAGCATCCGGCTCGTAATCCGGAAGACTGATTTCATTGGTGTCCAGGAAAAACAGGTCTCCGGACGTTGTGTTGGGGGCCCTTCGCAGGATCAAGTCCCTCAGAAGGAAGGCCAGTTCGGCGGCCTCCTCCCTGTCAAGGGAGTAGACCTCATAGACCACATCGATACGGTCCATGCAGTCTCGAACCATCCGGAAGCCCCCGTTGTGCTCTACGTAGATCGTGGTAGAGCCGACCTCTCGGGTCGTCATGTCACCTGTCACAGAACCAGGGGGAAGCTCTGAAAGGCTTCTGAGGAAAAGGACGATGGCCTTCATAGGGTCACTCATTCAATCCTCGCCTTCAGAAGGGCTTCCTTGGCAAACCTCTTACCGGGGTGCCGGCGGCCTCCCTTGTCGGTCCAACCGCGGTCCTGGAGCAAGGTGTGACGGACACGCTCATTAAGTTCAATGGTCACGTTCCCGTAGTGGCCTCGAACGTCCTTCTCGACAAAGCCGCTGATGTTCTTCTTGATCTGGTTCCAATTGGTCTTGGTGGTACGGGACCTAGGAGCCCCACTCACCATGTTCATTCGAACCTTTTCGGTGGACTCAGCAACCAAGGCTCCCGCCTCAAGGGTGGAAAGCATCTTTCTTTCCCACCCCTGCTCGAACGTCATGTGGAACTTGCCTTCTTTGCTCATCCGTTCTTCGCCCTCCAAATGACAAGGTGCGTATGACAGGTTGAGCCATAGGGCCAAAGGTCCGGAGGACCATCGATTTCATACCAGAGGCCTCGCCACTTCACTCGGTGCTGATCGTCCAGCACTTCTGTGTAAGGGAGGTAGACGTCAAGACGTTCCTGAGCAAGGTCCCTCTCAGGGGACCGAGACTCGAAGTTCCGAGCTGGCTGAACACTTGCTCGGGTAAGAAGGACTAGAACAGGGTTGCTCCAGTCCCTCTTCGCCGTGTAGGTTCCCTCGATCTCGTCAGCCCGGAAGACCTCTATTCGTTCGTCCCACTGACTCATCGACCCTCCCTGCGAAGGGTGATGGTGCCGGCGGACGGCCGGTACCTTTTGAGAGCATCCTTGGCCGCCTGTGAAAGGGACTGAGGGGAGGAAGCCGTAGCGAACTCAACTTCCCTCTCTCCAGTTCTCTCCATGGCCAGACCAGGAGTCTGAGCCATCCACCGGATGACCTCAGCCGCGGTAGCAACCCTCAGGACACCGGGGAGGTTTGTGTAGCCCCAGGAGCCCGTAATAGTGACTACATGCCCGGCACTCCAGCCGGGGTAGATGTAAAGGCCCTGTCCTGTGTACTGCCATCCAGTCAGGGGAACTCCGTCTGCGTAAGAGACGGAGTCCACAGTGAGATAGGGCAGATACCTTCTGGGGATTGAGAGCCAACAACCGACGTCTGCAACCAGTTCAAAGCTCTGGTCGGTTCGCCGTTCGAAGTCCTTACCGCAGTAGTCTTCAATGAGAACAGAGCAGTCTTCAATGAATGCCTGAACCCGGACTTCCTCTTCAGGAGTTAGAGGCCACCCGAGACGGGAGGCCACTTCTTCAGTCGTGACAAAGGCCATCAGGTGACCTCCCGTCTCAATCGTCTTACGGACCCGCCGGAACCTCGGTGATGGCGACCTTCAGACCTCGAACGAACTTCTCACCAATGACAGTCGAGCCCTTCGAAAACTCAGGGTCCTCCTTGATGGTGGTGAAGCCGTACATCGTGTCCAGGCCGATGGTGTCGGCCTTCTTGTCGTAGTCGTAGTCCACGAGCATCCGAGTGGAAATGCCGTTGATGTTCTGGACCGAACCAGTAACAGCACCCATCGGGATAGCAGGGCAGACAGAGGCCAGGAGGAAGGCGCTCTTGTGGAGGAAGTACATCTCCAGACCGAAGGACGGGTGGACCACGACATCAAAGCCGTAGTAGCTACCGATGATCGCCCGACGAAGGGCGTTCGTGTCACCGGAGTAGTCCACGGAAACGAACTCAGGGTCCTTCAGGAGAATGGACTCGACCTCGGGGCCGGCAATGACCAGTCGCTCAGTACCAGGAACATACGCCTTGCCCAGGAACTCACGGGCATCAACGAAAGCCGTACGGATGCGAAGGGCTCGCTCCATCATGTTCTCCCGCGAACCGTCATACGCGGGAATGGAAACCGCAATGTCACCACCAATGGCGTTCTTCTGAGCCGTGGTCAGAGAAGCCCGAGTGATGTTTGCCTTGATCCAAGCAGCAATGGTGTCATCGAAATACTCAGCCATACCCCGAGTCAGCGGGGCAAGAACCTGACCCCCGAACTGCTTGAGGTCAAAGGCCACCTGCTCCATGCTCAGAGGAGTTGCGTTCTGAACGAGAGTCGTAAGCTGAACCGGGAAACGGGTTTCCTTGACGAACCCATTCGGTGCCCGTCGTGCGGACGGATCGGGCCGCTCAGCAGCAGCCGCAAACACGTTGTTGTCACCCGTGATGGTGTTCTTGATAATGGTGGAGACGCCGGTTTCCTGAACCTTGATAGAACGGCTCGGGCGGTTAACGTTAATCACGTCTCCGAGGCCACCAGTGAAATTCAGCTCAGAGTATCGAGCCGGAATGCCACCAAGGGTGAGCTGTCGGTCGAGCAGACCCAGAGCGGCAATGGCAACCTGCTTCGGGTCGAGATTAAAGTGATGCGTAGTCGGCATGTATGTCCTCCAAAAGGGCATGAAAAAAGCCCTCCGGAGGGGAGGGCTTACAGATTACGAGTGGATCAGAGGTAAGAACCGTCCGCGATGAAATCCGCAAGCACAGAAGGATCCATGGAGTCCATTGAGGGGGCTCCACCTGTCTGCTTGCCGGCACCCTGGAGAGGTGTGAACTCCGTCGTCTGTGCCTTAGGAAGGGACTCAACGAAGGTCTTCACGGCATCCTTGTTCGGCCGGCCATCCTCTCCGAGGAATCCGGTCATGTTCAGATACTGAGTGTCAGGCAGCTTGACGCCGGCAGTCGCAGCCTGGATAGCCATTTCGGCGTTCACCAGGTCCATACCCACCTCACTGAGTGCGGACGTCCGGCCCTCAGTACGTGCGGCTTCAAGTGCCTTCTCGGCATCAGTCATCTGAGAAGCCTTGAGATCGTCCCGTTCCTTAGAAACGGTCTCAAAGTTCTTTTCGTTCTTCCTGCTCATCGCCTGCCACTTCGAGGAGTTCTGCTTCTCTGCTTCCAGCAGAGCCAGAGCCTCTTCGAGGGTGGACGGAGCTACAGGAACAGGAGGTTCCACAGCAGGCGGAACAACCGGCTCGGTAGCGGGCGGTGTAACAACAGGCTCAATAGGTGTACTCATGCGCTCTCCCATTTCGGTTTCGTCCGTCCTCCCATTTCGGTTGGACGGGTGAGCTACTTCTTCTCGTTGAGCTTCCGGGAGACATTCCCGGAGTTTCCTTGAGGAGGCTTGGCCGCCATTGCGGCGGCCTTGGCTCCACCAGGAGCATTGGGGTCAGGGGCCTGGGGCCCCAGCTCTGCAACTTCCTTGGCTTCCTTGGCATCGGTCTTCCGCATTTCGCGGAACATCTCGATCTCCGTAGAAGAGAAGCCAGCTCGCATCCACAAGATTTCCTCGGGAACGTTGAGCTGCTTCAGTTTGAGCAGAGCGTCAATGTGCTGAGCCTCAGTCCGGTACTCCGGATCGGCCCACACAGTCTCAAGAGAGACTTCCTCAGCTCTCTTGTCCTTCTTGATCAGGAAGCAGAGTCGAATAACCTGTTCCCATGCTTCTCCGAAGTAGAGCATCCGCTCTTTGACCTTGGAGACTAGGCCGGCCTCGGCGCTGATAATCGCCTCACCGGAAGGAGCCGTTCCCTGGTTGACCAGGAAGTAATGGCTCGGAGTCCTGGACACAGAACTAAGGTGCTGAACCAGGAGATTGATGAAGTTCACGTAGTTCTTGAGGTCTGCTGCCTCGAACTGCCCGAACTTGGTCTCGGGGTCTTCCCCCTGAAGAACCTTGTCCAATCCAGAGTGGAAAGGCTCCTTAGGATTCCCGTTCTCATCCTCTTCAATCTGCAACCCAGTGACCCACCGCTGTGGGTAGGCTGCGGTCTCAGAGGCAAGAAGAGCGTCACTCGTTATCTTGTTGATGGCATCCTGAATCGGGATGACGTTTACAAGATCCGAATACGGATCACCGTTTATTCGGGACCGGTTATGGAAGGGAACGACAGGAACCCTCTTCATTGGATTGGGCTTCCTTGTCCCTTGCTCCCACTGGGTATTGCCCAGAGGAACTTCGTAGACGTAGGTCTCTGTCCAGAGAGTCACCCAGGTTCGGCCCCAGGAGTCCATGAAGAACCGAGCTGCTGCCTCCAGCTCGGTGAGGGAGCCTGGCTTGTACTGCACAGCCATCTCATCCGCGGAGACGGGAGTAACCAGGGGCTCACCTTTGTCGTCTGCCCAGACGATGACGTAGGCCTTGCCACAGACCATGGCGTCCAAGTGGACTGCGTTGGCCAGTGAATCCAAACTGTTTCTCTGCCAGAACTCCCGAGCTTCCTTGCTCATCCCCCCCTCTGAAGGAATTCGGAAGCCGTCTACCCTCATCCGCTCCGTAGCAGAATCGATGATGAGGCCACAGAAGTTGTCTCTCCAGTCATTGAAGAGATCTCGGAAGGCCGTCTGGTACCGAGCCTGGGCAAACTTCAATTTCTGCTGTTCGCCCTCGTAGTAACTCCGGTACTTCAGCATGTCGTTTCGACCGGTAGTCAGCTTCCCTTGGAGGAAGGCAAGCCAGTCAAGCTCTGTTTCGGGAGGGCCTACAGACGTATAGCCACTCGGGGGGATAATCATGGGGCCTCCAGATTTCAGAACCCCACGACGCGAGACCTCCGTCGCTTCATGCGTCCATCAGCAATGGCATCAGCACGAGCCTCTAGCGCCAAAATGGCGCAGACGGCCAGGTCCACCTTCCGTTTGGATCGGGGGCTGTCTTTTTGAATGAGAATTCCGACTTCTCCACCGACCATGACCTCTCTGGTTACGGCGTTAAGGATGTGCTTGGTAAGACGTTCGTCCCCGTCCTGACAGATTTCCTTCGTCATTACCGCGGAACGGAACCGCTCTGTTGCCTGGACCATCCGAGTAGGCTTGTTGGTCCAGAACTCAAAGACGTACTCGGTATCCCGAGTAGCGAACTGGATAGCCCAACGGCCCATGGCCTCTTGGAAATACGGAGGATCCCCGTAGAACCATTCGACCTTGTAGGTCTCGAAAGCCTTGTAGACAGCTGCTTCAACGGCCAGAGTGTCTACTTCCCAATCGGGCTTGGCGTTCTCAGGACGTTCCCAGACTTCTAGGACAAAGAGCTTGCCGTCACGAAGCCGGCAACCAACAAGGCCAGTTGCGTCATTCCGAATCGATCCGTCAAATCCGATGGCTATCTGATCACCAGGCTTGACGGGATCTTCATCGGAAAGGATGTCTTCCCACTCGGCCTTGACCATCCATCCGTCTGACGACTCAGCAATCTGGTTGAAGTAGAACCGACAGTAGGTAGAGTCAGGAGTCGTCCGGTCATAGAGAATGGTCCGGGTTAGACCTTCGATGTCGGCCCAGTCAGCATCCCCATATGCCTCTATGAGAGCCTGACGGACCTTTGCCTCATCCCTGATGTCCTCGATATCAATCGAGGCCTCCAGGCAGTCATACAGCCAGAATTCCTTGGTGACCATCTCGGACTCATGGATGATCTGAGCCACGGAGTCTTGGTTCGGGTTATAGGCGTTCGTAGTCGAGACCCACCGAGATCCCATCTTGGTGGTCTTCTCAACGTTTCGCTTGAGCACCTGATAGAAGTCAGGGCCGCCGTTGGTGCCGATCCAGTGATGGCACTCATCCATAACCACGAAGGTGGGGCGGTTACCCTCATTGGTGCCGCCGGCAGTAGCTTTCGGCTTGATTGTCCCCGGCTTGCCGCTCTTGAACTGAACGACCGACTTACCAATGTCCAGTCCGTAATGGGCTTCCGCGGGACTTTCCGAGAGCATTCCCCGGATCATGTCCATGGTCTGAGCTGTCTGATCCAGTGCAGTAGCACCGATCTGGACAATGGGCAAAGGAACAGCCTTGGCCTTCGGGAGTCCGAAGGCATCCCATCCGTCAAAGCGGACTGGGCCAATGAACTCTGCGATGGCCAAGGCTGCTAGGAGGGGAGTCTTGCCCCATCCCTTTGCCCGTCTCAGTGTGCCGGCTGAGTACTTCCAAGTACCGTCCGGCTTGATGGCATAGAACCAGAGAACGAACTTGAGCTGTTCGGGAGTGAACTCCCAGGGCTCTCCAGCCCTGTCACCATCAGGGGTAACGACGTACTTCTTGGCCCACCTGATTACGTGGTAGCCAAGGGTCTCCTTCGGAGACGGGATCGACTCGGGAAGGTTCCCTGTCTGCATGGGAACCTCCCTTGCGTCAGACGGCTCTCAGCTTGTCGTAAAGCTGCTGATCCATATCAAAGGCCGTGAGTTCCTTCTCGGATGGTTCCACGGACTCTTCCTCGGTCTTTTCGAACTTCATCCGAAGCCTGGCCCTGTCCTCGTTGGTGGCTCCCCATTTGGCAACCCTCTGCCGGATCTCGCCGGCCAACTTGGTGTCACCCTTGTAGAATTCCTCCACCAGCAAGGTTGTGATAGCCAGTTCCTCCCAGTCGGTCTCCATCCACGTAGCAGACTGAGGGCTTTCAGCCCAGGTTTTCCAGAAGTGCTTGGCGGCACTGGACTTGACCGGAAGGGACTTCGGTAGAGGACGACCAGGCTGAGCCTCCGGGCTCAGTTCTACAGCGTGCTCGTGCTCGTTCCGCCTGATGGCGTTTTCCTTAGGGGCTGGTCCCCGACTTCCCATCTGGGCCCACCTCCCAAGTAGTGGTAGTAAGAAAGCTTGGGTTGAGCAAACCAATCATGAGGTCAACGGTCTCTATCTGCTCTTCAGTAAAAACGTGCTCCTCAACAACCGACTCGTCAGGAAGAACCTCAACTCGGCAATCAACGTGAGAACACATCAGAGGTCTTCTCCCATCACGTATCGGACCGGGAAAGCCTTGAGATCCAGAATGTATTGACCAAGAGCGATGATGGCGGCCATCTCGTAAACGGTAAGAACTCTGGGCATCAGAGGCGAACCCCCGGAAGATCTACGTCCCGCAGGGACTCAGGGAGGTCGTAAAGGTCCCCAAGCTCATCAAGCTCCGCCTGGACCTCGTTCTTCCATCCCGAACGCTCCGAGGCCTTAGAAGGCCGGTTAATCTTCTCCAGGAAGTCTTCAGGGAAGTACTCAAGAAGGCTCTCGTCAAACTCAGACATCAGATTCCAGTTCCTTAAGAAGTCGGTGCAAATCCCCAGGAGTTACGTCTCCGGGGAAGGTTCCAGGGAAAAGCTCTATGCCGGCTCGCTCGTAGGCGAGCACAACCAACTGACTGCAAATCAGGTGTCCAGACGACTGAACGTAGTCTCGAATCAACTTTGAGTGAAACCCAAGACGTTCCAGGGCGATCGAGAGGTAGTCCAGGAAGGAGTAGGGGGTTCCTACGAGATCCAGGGCGGCAATCACGATGTCGCACCGCTGAAGCTCGGTAAGGTCAATCAGGTCCGTAGACCACATGACGACTGGAGAGGCATCTTCAAGGCGAATCAGCTCTGCCCCCGAAGGCATGGCTTGGACAACCATTCCGTCTCCTACGTAGACCAGGGCGTGTTGAACGGGAGCGAAGTCTCCAACGAACCACTGACCAGCATTCACGAATGCGCCGGCGAGGCCGCCTATCTTGGTAAGGCCAAAGTCCCCTGGCTGAGGCTCAGTCATCAACACTCCTCTACTTGTGCGGCTGTGAGCCGCATCGTCTTCCGCAGGTGAAGCAGTACTCCGAGCTTCGGTCTTCTTCGCTCGCCAACGTAGGCTCCTCTGTTGTAGGTTGGGGATGTATGTCGGAGGCAACCGAAGGCCCCGGACATGCTTAAGGCCCGTCTGTGTGGCAGACGGGCCTTTCTCTGTTCCTCCGGCTGGACTTGAACCAGCGACCGACCTACCAGGGACCCCGAGGTGTGGCAGGCTGCTCTTCCAACTGAGCTACGGAGGAAGCGGAAAGCAGGGCCTCAGAGGTTCATGACTCCTCCATCAACGGACCTGCTTAGTCCCCCAGACTGGATTTGAACCAGTGACCTCGCCCGTATGAGAGGCGCGCTCTCGGCCAACTGAGCTACTGGGGATTGGCCTCACCAAGGACAGGTCCACTGGACCACCGCTTCCTTGGTGAGCCACTTCACTAGAGGCTTGCTCCGGGACTTCAACCCAGAGTGCTTAGTGAAGATCATTCATCGGGAGTCGAACTTCCTCGTCTTGGTGCTGTGACAGGTAGCGTCCAAGACCCAGAGGTTGTCCATCTTCCAACTTCCGCCCCTGGCTACAGGGATAATGTGGTCTACCTCCAGGTCGGATCTTCCTCCGCACATCTGGCAGGCGAACCCATCCCTGACGAGCACCTGGGCCCTGATCGAGGGCCAGTTACTAGGGCGGCTCAAGTTCCTGGCAGAGGTGTTCTGCCAGGGCTTCCTGGTCTGGTGCTCTCGGCACCGACCATCCCGAATGGTCTTGGAGATGCAGCCGGCTCGCAGGCAGATCATTGCGGCTCTGGGCACCTGTGCACCTCCAAAGTTGTTGCCGGCTGGAACCGAGGTTCGTGCCTCCGGGCTCCAGCCGGAAGTCTTGGCCCTGGCTGGATACTGGTCTGACAGCCAGGGCCCTTCACCCTCCTGGATCTCGAATCAACTTAACCTGGAAACAAAAAGCCAAGGTCATAAGCCTTGGCTATCTCTCAACAGGGAGATCAACAAGAAGGAAACTTAGGTCTTAAAGGTGATCCTCTTTAAGGAGGATCACTAGTAACTACTTTCTTTCTCTTCTAACTTCAGTCTAGCAGACTTCAAGGTCTCGTGTCAACCTTGGTTTTCTAGGAAGTTTTCTAGAGTGTTTCTTCTTCTACTATATATGTAGGGGTCACTGCCTAGGGGTTTGTGACAGCCCAGGAAGGAGTGAGACTCAGATCACAGAAGCCATGGGGTCCAAGTGTTGATACTAGCGTTGGCCATAGGTTAGCTCAGGGCTTACAGTGCTTGTGAAGATCGCTGAAGCCCTCAGGCTCTGCCGGCAGGCCTTTCGCTGCGGTGAGCTGGGGTGACGCCTGGGAGGTCCGTGTGGTTACACACCATCAGATGCCGGAATGCAAGAGTCCACTCTGACCTGTGACGCAGATCACAGGTTGATTCGAGAGACGAGCGGGCAACTTGCTCGTTAGGCTGGCTGCACCACTACGGCTGAAGCTGGCCGGGAGGTGGAAGGGCCACATGATTCTGACGCGTATTAAGGACATGACATGCCCGTCATTTCGGGGCTGACTGATGCACTGCTGGTGAAGTCGTTCCACAGAGGCCTCACAGACAAGGCGATTGCTGAAGAGTTCGGCATCTCTGTTCAGGCTGTCTCCAAGCGGCGCATGAAGCTAGGTCTGGTGCGGAAGCCAATCTCTCGTAAGGTCAATGAGGGCTTGGCGGCTCGATGGTCGATCTGGGCTCCCAAGGAGGGGACTGGTCACCACAACGCGTACAGCGCCAAAGCTCTAAAGGTCTGGCTCCGGATGCGCCTCGGTGATGCGACCTTGAGTGCCGAGCAGAAGAACTTGGCTCTTCAGTGGGAAGGTCGTCTGAGGGACCGAGAAACCGTCCTCTGCTACGACCCCAACAGGTCTGAGGGCTGGTACTACCGGCCGCGGACCGAGCGGGATGGCCGGCTGGTCATCGACTGGCCCGGTGACCTACCGTTCCCCAGCGAAGAATTCAAGAGGGCACTAGAACTTCCCCCGGCCTAGACCAATCTAGGACAGAACCCCGTTAGACCCCCTGTGACCAGGGGGTCTTTCTGTTTTTGTTAGGTAGACCTAATGGTTGTGTGGATAACCGTGTGACGTACGTCACGTTGATTCGAGATGTAGTTCGGGGAGCAACATGTGTATGTTTCGTGTGGGGGATGAGCCGATCCATGGTTCATCCGGTGACAAGGGGGTCTCATGCTCCGACTGATCACGTCTCAGGAGGCCGTACAGGCTCCAGCGGACGTACTGGGGATGATCTACGGGGGCACCATCGACGAGACCCATACGTGGGTGGAGACGTCGGCCCTGTTGGTGACGAAGTGTCAGGGACGGCCCTTCGGTACCTACTTCATGATCGTGATTACCAACGATGCTGGTCTGGACGAGACCAGCGAACTGAACAGGCTCTCGACAGAGATAGGTAAGAGCCTGAGTGAGTGTGTGGTTGAGAAGGAGCGGGTTGAGAACGCGCACCCCTTCTTCCCGGGAAGTCGCTACTTCGATCTTGTAACGGTGTACGGAGGGTGAGACCCCAGCAGTCATCGGGGCCATGTCGTTCAGGGACATGGCCCTTTTAGTTTGCCCAAAACAGGAGGACACATGGGAAACATCGAGACACAGCCGCGGTCGGTCAGCCAGACCGAGCAGTACGAGAAGTGCGGATACCGCTTCTTCCTTCAGCGAGTTGAGCGAGTGGAGGAGAGGCCGGCCGCCTGGTCCTTCCAGGGAACCGCCTTCCACTCCGCGGCTGAGAAGTTTGAGAAGGAGTACCGGATTCCATCAGAAGAGGAGATGGTCCAGCTCTTCTCTGACCAGTACTCAGCTCTCGTCAACAAGGCAATGCGGAAGGAGCCGGATCTCAACCGGTGGATGACCGCCATGAAGAAGCCGGCCGGTCAAGACATCGAAGACCGGTACAAGCTGGGACAGAGTCAGGTCCGGGAGTACGTCCGATGGTCCAACGTGAACCAGCCTGAGATCTGGTCGGATGGGGATGATCTCTGGGACGGCCGAGACATCGAGGATGCACCTCGGCATGACCTCACCTTGGGCCTGGAGTTGTACTTCAAGGTCGAGCTAGGAGGCATTGCCGTCCGCGGCTACATTGACCAGATTGTCCGGGACGACAAAGAGGCGGGGCAGTACCGAGTCAGGGATCTGAAGACCGGCTCCACCAAGTCCAACTTTCAGTTGGAGACGTACAAGGTGGCGGTGGAGAAGAGTCTTGGCCTCAAGGTCAACTCCGGTGACTGGTGGCTTGGTTCGAAGGGGACACTGTCGCCCAAGAAGGGCGTGGACCTCTCCAAGGTAACGGAGGAGCAGGTAGCAGCTCGGTACGTGGCGATGGACCAGGGCGTGAAGGCCGGCAGGTTCGAGCCCAATCCGGGTTATGACTGCGGGTTCTGCTCTGTGAGTCACGCATGCCAGTTCTCTCGTGCTCGCTAGGTTGATTCGAGACCGAACCTGTGTCATACTGGAAGTAGAAGGAAGCAGGGGTCCTCACCGGACCCCTTCCTTCGACCTAGTTGGTTGATTCGAGACTTGGAGTCTGAAGTGGTCCTGGAAGACCTGATTGAGATGTTGGAATCCACTGATTCCAACACAGTAGTCAAGAACGGCTTCAACCATCCGCATTCCTACCGGGGCTTCTACCGCGACCTAGCTTTTGAGCCGGCCCGCAACGTTCGGGTTGAAGACATGCTGGCTGATGCCCGAAGCGCACTTGGGGAGACCTTCGAGGGCTGGAAGGGTGGGGATTACACAATGGGCCGATACACCGAATGCTGGCTGTCCATTGAGGGCGAGAGCAGTGGAGAAATCCTTGGCCGGCTGCTCGTAACGTACATGCTGGGAGACGTAGCATGATCGTCCTCTGGTTCTTCCTCGCAGGAGCAATCACAGCACTTGAAGCATGGGCAGTCATGCTCATCGTTGGAGCACTTCACTCCCATGTTCCTGAGATCCCGGCCATTAACTACTGGGGAAGCATCTGGACAGTTCTTCTGGCCAATGTCCTTGTGGGAGTGGCAGTTGGAACCGCGGTAGGAGTGAAGAAGTGATCCAGGAAAACGTTCACACGGTTGAGAAGGTCTACGTAGCCGGCACGAGTCTTGAGAATGCCCGAACTCGTCGTGCCGAACCGAGTTACTACGGAGACGTAGAACGGGACACTCCTCAGGAGGCGTACAGTGCTCTGGGCTACTGGGAGGAGCAGGAAGAGCCCTTCGGGGTTTATGAGTTCGTAGTTGAGACTCGGATCACCAAGGTTGAGCCTCCTTACTCGAAGGTGGACCTGACGTGAGTGCCCGAGAAGATCTGATCCGATCTGTCTATTCGAAGCTGAGTCAGAATCAGATGGAAGAGCTGGTGGACGCCTTCGCTCATGAGCTTGCGGAGGAGATTCGAGGAACGATGGAGTACGACGGATACGGAGCCAGGAAGACGGCTCAGATCAGCGAGAACGTAGGCAAGCTGGCCGCTGCTGACCTGATTGATCCGAGGGTTCCCAATGCCTGAGTGTCCTCCCGGAACACACTCCATGTTCGACTTCTGCCCAGGGGATTGCAACGAGCCGATCACGGCTCGGGAGATCCTGGAGGGTTACAGCCTTCCTGAGGGAGTCATTGATGAAGCTCTGATGGTTCATGCTCGGGAACTGTCAGAAGAGATCCGGTCTCAGAAGCTCAAAGCCCCTGAAGGCTTCGTTCATCGCCAGTCCTGGGTTGATGCCTGGAACGAGGGCCGTGACGACATGGCAGACCTTATTGATCCGGAGGTAGAGAAATGAGCCTCTACGAGTACGGGGATCTCTGTAACAGATTCCTCGGTGTCTACCGGGTAGAAGGCCACGGAGATGACGGAGACCAGGTCATGATTCATCAGTCCGATGAGTATGGCCTGATCAACACGGATCTTCCGCCGGCTGAGATTCACAAGCTCATCAAGGCTCTTCAGAAGGTGGTGGGAGAGTGAATAGCTGGAACCATGCTCAGTCCGCGGCACGAAAGTGGGGCGGAAGCCCCGAGGACTACCTTCCGATCGAGGAGTACATCGACTCTTCGAAGAAGGTTCTGGGGGATGTCCGGCACAGGGCCATGCTCCATCACACCTTTGGCGTCTGGGTAGTCCAGGACGTCTTCGGACCTACCATCTCCGTAACCAAGTCTTCTGGCAAGGTCGTTCAGGTCCCGACTCGCCTCATTGCCGAGAGGCACATCATCGAGGATCTGGGCTGGCTTCCTTCGCCGGCTGACTACCTCAAGAACACTCCTGTTGAGAAGTGGATGTCTGGCTCTCAGCGCAAGGAAGTTCCTCTCTCTACCCTTCTCCTCAATCAGCCCTCGGAGGTCTGACATGCAGATTGCTACCGGTACCAACTTCCTCGGAATGCCTGTCTCTGGGGACATTACCCAGGGATCGTCCCGTACGGAGCAGAAGCCTCTTGAGGAGCTGTCTCCCCTCTTCCAGGCTCTTGTTGATGACCCGACCATCGTTGAGTTCGGGTGGCGTCAGTACACCCCGTACTTCAATGACGGAGACACCTGTGACTTCTCAGTCCATGGCCTTTGGGTCAAGACGACAGTTGAGCAGGAGCTTGAAGACTCCGGGACCGAGGAGTTCGAAGTCTACGATCTTGAGGCGGATTACCACCCGAGTCTTGGTGCGGTGAACGGTCATTGGGAGGGTGAGTGGTCTAACCGGAGCTACGTCAGGGACAGCTATGAGGGTCCTGATGAGGCCCGTTACGATCGTTGTCAGGATCTTGACCGAGCCCTTCAGTCTGGTGCCTTTGAGACTGTCCTTCTGGACACCTTCGGTGATCACGCCATGGTGACTGTCCGAAAGGCTGGCATCGAGGTGGAGTTCTACGACCACGACTGATTCTCTTTTTTTACTCCCAAGGTTGATTCGAGACGTAGTCTCGTGTAGTGTCTCCCTTGTAGCCGAAAGACCGTGAAGTCCCGCTTCGATCGGTAGAGTTGCCTTACCTCGCAGGGAGCGAGGCGTGAGGGGGCTCTCCGTGAAGACTGTTCGAATCTCGTCCATCGCTGCACTGCTGGTTGCCAGCTTGGTGGCCTGTTCTTCGGAACCTGCTGCTGAGCCGGCACCGGAAGCTCCCTCCTCCAGCCCCACCGCGGATGCGGTGAACGGAGAGCCCACTCGGGAAGAGGGGGCGAAGAAGTACAAGGAGATCGTGGCTTCCCTCAACAAGGAGCTGGATAGGTGTCTCCCTGTGTTCAACCCCTTGGTCGAGTCAGGGGAGTCCAGCTCCTCTGACCTCTCGAAGCTCCGTACTGCTTGTGCTGGAGTGCCGAAGGCCAACCGGAAGTTCGGAGATGATCTGACCAAGGCAACTTGGCCGGCTGAGGCCCAGGAAGCCATTGATCAGCTCGTGGATGAAGTAAGAGCCGATCAGCTTGGTTGGCAGGAAGTCTCTGAAGTCCGTACGCACGATGACCTGTTCAACCCGAAGTACCCGTTGGCTGAGGATGATGGTTCCGCGGCTGACCTGGTTCGAGCCCGTCTTGGGCTTCCTTCCGTGGAGGAGTAGAAGTGGCCGTTCCGAAGATTGAGACTACTCGGCAGTTTATTGACACCCTGTCTGAACTAGCACACATGGTGAGCCCGGAGAAACGGGATCAGGTCTACGACCTGGTAACTGGCATTGCTGAGTACGCCGAGGTTCAGAAGACCAAGGCCCTTGAGGAGAAGATCGAGTCCTACCGGGATACGCAGTACAACTCAGTTGAGTTCAAGTCGGAGAAGATTGCCCTCAACGGGGCCCTGGCCCTGATCAATTCCAAGGAGTAGAAGTGGGTGCACGGGAAGAGCTGTTCCGTAGAGTGGCTGGCTCGTTCGTGGATGAGGATCGAGCTAACAAGCTGATCGATGACCTCCTCCATGAGGAGGCACAGAAGATCCGGAACTCTCCCGGCTGGTTTGAAGGGGAGTGGATGGATTCCCGAGACAGGGACCATGCAGCCGATCTGATCGACCCGTACAAGGAGGCGTGATGGGGAACGAAGAGATCCATGTGGTAGGAGATGCCTCGAATGATCCCGAGTGCGTGGATGACTGCCCTGGTTGTGAAGAGTAGATAGCAACACCAGCAGGGCCCCGAGGAATCCAGCCTCGGGGCCTTTGTCGTTCCCGAGAGGAGCTTGATGTACTCGCTTGTTCAGTCTGCCCGGATCAAGGGCAACTCCGGGGCTCCAATCCCCAACCCCTCCAAGGCACTTGCGAAGATGGAGGTGGACTTCCGGCGAGGAGATTTCTCCCTGGTGTGTGCCGGCCCAGGCACCGGGAAGTCCATCTGGGCTATGAACCTTGCCCTGGCATCTGAGAAGGGCATCCCAGTCATGTACTGGTCTGCTGACTCGAACGCCACGACCCAGCTTTCCCGTGCTACGTCCATTCTGACAGGGCACCATGTAAGGGATGTGAAGAAGGCTCTCCTGGAGGACAGATTCCAGGAGTACGAGAAGTCCTTGGCAGACAAGTGGTGGATCCGCCTCAACTACGAGGCGATGCCATCCCAGAAGGACATGGAAGAAGACCTGGAGATCTACTACGAAGTCTTTGGCTGCCATCCGCATTTGGCCGTAGTAGACAACATCACGAACGTGGACACAGGCGGGGCAGTCAATGCCGAGTCCTTCACATTTGGTCTGGAGGGCATGTGTGAGTACCTGAACGACATGGCCCGTGCGACAGAGGCCCATGTCCAGGCCCTCCATCACGTCACAGGAGAGTGGAGTGATGGCCTCAAGCCTATCCCTCAGTCTGGCATTAAGGGCAAGATCGGCCGCGTACCCTCTCTGGCTTTGACCATTCACAAGGAGCCTGATGAGCAGGGGATGAACCGGATCCTCAACTTTTCGCCAGTGAAGAATCGGGAGGGCTTTGCCGATCCCTCGGGAAACACTTTCGTGAGTATGGAGCTTGACAGCAACACCCTGCGTCTGAAGGACGTAGAGACACCTACCTTCTAGGAGAAGCTATGCAGTTCAAGCAGGGCGACAAGGTCATCTGCACACTTGATGGGCTGGAGGTGGAGGTTGAGTTTGGGCCTGTGGTCAGCTCGGTAGGGAACCCTTCTTACCTGGTGAAGTGGTCTGATGGACGCTCCTCCCTGGTGTGGGTGGGGGATCTGGAGCCGGCACCGCGGTTCAAGGTGGGACAGGAAGTTCTCTACCGAGACCGCGCGGTTGAGCTTGTCTCCGGACCCTTCCTTGACAGCGATGGAGACCTCTTCTGGGTTGTCAAGGGGGAGAAGGCACACGACCAGGCGTGGGAGATGTACATGGAGAACGTGTGACGCACGTCACACCTTCACAACTCCCACATAGTTGATTCGAGACCTACACAAGGCTAGAGTGGAGATATGAACACGAAGAAGAGAGCTTCCAGGAACGTTGGCTTCGGGATCCAGAGGGACATCGACTTTGAGAACGGAGAAGCTGTTCTCCTCCTCCGCATCTCGAACCCTCGCCGGCTGAACGCCAAGATCCTCGGTGAAGTCCTCATCAAGTACTTCCGTGGTGGCTACAAGACCTTGATCCTGAGCAAGGCTCGGGGCATCCAGGAGAAGCTGAGCTTGCTCGACTTCCTTGGTCGACTCCAGGCTACGTACAACGAATCCCGACTCTTTTTTTTGGAGCGTAAGTTGATTCGAGACCGCATTGCCTACTAAGACTCGCAAGTGCACGAAGTGCACCAAGAACCGGTCAGCTCGGTTCTTCTCTGGGCCCCGAGGTCGTATCTGCTCGGACTGCTCGAAAAAGTCCAGGAGCAAGGCCACCCACTCCGCGAGGGTCCAGGATACCTACGGCCTTCTTCCGGGTGAGTATGACTATCTCTTTCAGGCCCAGGACGGGAAGTGCGCCATCTGTGGCGGTACTCGCCGGCAGCGCCTTTCGGTGGACCACTGCCACAAGACAGGAAGGGTGCGAGGCCTTCTCTGCCGAATGTGTAACGGCCGGCTACTGACCTCCGCTCGGGACAATCCCGAAACTCTCCGACGTGCGGCGGATTACCTCGAAGATTCTCCGGCCCTTCTCCATCTCGGAGAGCGCCTTCACATTGACTTCCGTAAGGACACAGACTGATGGATCTCATGACCCAGGCTATCGACTACCGCGAGTACCGCGGAAACATGCACTTCATGAGGCAGCTCCAGCGGGAGTATCAGTTCCCGATCCAGGTCTTCCAGGAGGATGAGAATGGGCGTCGGACGCTTCTCCGAGTCGAGAACCCCTACACCTAAGCCTCCGATTGCCCTGGTCTTCGAGGAGTTCTACCCCGAAGTACAGATTCCCGACTACGGGGTCTGGAAGAAGATCCTGTGTCCGATCCATGTAGAGGATCGTCCCAGCGCATCTATCAACCTCGAAGAAGACCGATGGAGGTGTCACGCCTGTGACATCTCTGAGGACTCCATTGACGTAATCCAGCGAGAGGAGGGGATTGGATTCCGTGAAGCGCAAGAGTGGGCAGATGCCCGGTTCGGTGGAAGCAGCGAAGCTGTATCAGGGCCAGTACCTCGGAAGCCCGGCCGAGGAGTATCTAGTCGCCCGCGGTTTGGGGGAGGGGGCCAAGAAGTGGCTCCCCGGGTTCGTAGGCGATTCGGTGACAGTGGGTCATGAGCAGTACAGGGACCATCTAGTCATTCCGTATCTTCGGCCGGCAGGCACGAAGTTCATAGCCACTGTCCGCTTCCGATGCCTCAGTGACAGGTGTGTCAAGGACTCGGATGGTCAGTACCACTTTCTCAAGGGCCAGAAGGAAGACCACGGGTCACATTCCAAGTACCAGACCCTTCCTGCCGATACACCAAGGCTTTACAACACCGCAGCTCTAATCGTTTCCAGCCCTTACGTAGCCATCTCGGAGGGCGAGTTCTCGGCCTGGGCTGTCGAGCTGGACGGCATTCCCTCTGTGGCTCTCCAAGGAGTCTCAGCTTGGAAGGACCACTTCGACAGGGCCTTTGCTGGCTACGAGAAGGTGTTCCTTCTCGGAGACGGAGATGAAGCAGGGAAGAGTATGAACAAGAAGCTGGCTGAACGTCTCCCCAATGGGGTTCCAGTTCAGTTCCCTGATGGGGAAGATCCGGACTCTCTCCGTCGTCAGTATGGAGACGGTTCTATTCGACAACTGCTTGGTCTGGAGGGCTAATGACTGACATGGGTGGATGGTCCTTGACGGAGGACTATGCAGACGAAGGGACCTTGTGTCTTCAGAGGGATGACGGAGGTTGGGACATTGTCTATAACAATAACCCCCTGACCCCTCCTCAGATGCGGGCACTAGGAGAACACCTGATTCGAGCTGCTAACGAGATGGAGGACTGATGTACAAGGTAGGGGATCGGGTGGAAACCGATTCGGCGGACGGACTTCTCAGCGGTCTAACAGGGACTGTAAAGGTTGTCTATAACCTGTTTCAGGTAGGAATCGTTCTGGACAAGTACGGAAACTTCAATCGACCTGCCCTATTTGACATCACGGAACTCTGGAAGGTGGAGTCAGTATGAGCAACTTTGAGGTCGGGGACCGTGTGGTTGTGGTGAAGAATAATCACCCCGAGCAGAATGTTGACGTTCTGTTCACCAGGGGAGAGGTTAAGTTCGTTTCGAACAAGGAGGAGTATGAGGTGAATGTTCTCCTGGACGGACAGAAGAACGTAATCTGCTTTGACTCCGATGAGCTGGAGCTAGAGGCTGTCTACGATGCTCTCTCGGCTCCTCTGGTAGAGGTGGAGACTCCTGAGGAAGCCTCTTTTTTTGACTCCAAGGTTGATTCGAGATGTGATGACACGGAGGGCTTTATTGCTCTCCTGGGGAGTTTCCCTCTTCCAGATGAGGACGAGGTCAATCACCCCTCTCACTACACCTCTCATCCTTCTGGAGTGGAGTGCATTCAGGTTACTGAGCACATGAACTTCAACCTGGGCAACTCGGTGAAGTACCTGTGGCGTGCCGGCCTGAAGGGCGAGGATACGAGTATTCAGGATCTCCAAAAGGCTGTCTGGTACATCGAGCGAGAAATTCAGCGTCTGGGAGGTTCCGTTGACTAAGCCTCGGATCCTAGACCTGTTCTGCTGCGCCGGCGGGGCTGGAGAGGGCTATGCCCGAGCCGGCTTCGAAGTTGTGGGGGTGGACATCGTTGATCGCCCCAACTACCCCCACAAGTTCATCAAGGCGGATGCCCTGGAGATCCTGGGAGACCTTGAGTTCTTGTCTGAGTTCGAGGCGGTCCATGCCTCTCCCCCCTGCCAGGCAAAATGCACTCTGACAAAGGGAACCAACGCCCATCTGGCTGGTCTGTATGTGGACCTGTATCCCATCGTCATGCCTCTGATGTATGCCGCAGGAAAGCCGGGAGTCATAGAGAATCCCGAGTCCCGAAGGGACATGGTTCTCTGCGGGGAGATGTTCGGCCTTGGGGTTTTGAGGCATCGGAACATCGAACTGGTCAACTGGTCTGCCCCGAAGCCTAGGCACATCAAGCACCGCGGGTATGTCCGCGGTTGGCGACATGGCGTGTACCGGGATGGCCCGTACATCGCTGGCTATGGAAAGGGTGGTGGTAAGGGAACCGTTTCTGAGATGCAGGCAGCAATGGGAATTGACTGGACGGACGTCCACGAGGAACTGACCGAAGCTATCCCCCCTGCCTATGCGGAGTACGTCGGCACTGAACTTATCAAGCACCTAGAAAGCCGGTGATGCAACTTGGAGGAGATCACTTACTCAGGAGCCCATAGACGTGTCTTCTTGAAGAAGGGTCCGGCCTCAGACCACAAATGTAAGTGTGGGGCCGAAGGAGCGGAGTGGGCATACGCCCACGAGGATCCCTGTCCGAATGAGTTGATCAATGTAGATGGCCGAAGGTACTCCGCGAACCCAGATAGGTACGTGGCGATGTGTTACCGGTGCCACAGGCTGTACGACAAGTCCTCTATAACTCATTGCCCTGCTGGGCATGAGTACTCGGGGAGGAACCTCTTGATGGATGCCGGCAAGCGAAAGTGCCGAACTTGTGTGTACGACCGAAATAGGAAGAGGAAGCTCACTCCAGAACAGAGGCGTCGAAAGACGGAGCTTCAAAGAGATCGCCGCGAAAAGAAGAGGCAGTCCGAAATCGGCCGCCACCTTATGAAGCACTTGGAGGCATCATCAAACTTCTGACGCTAGACATCGAGACTTCACCCAACCTGGCCCACGTATGGGGCCTGTGGCAGCAGAACGTAGGTCTCTCCCAGCTCCTTGAAAGCGGAGAGGTCATCTCCTTCGCAGCCAAGTGGCATGGTGACGACCTGGTTCAGTTCTACTCGTCTTTCCATAACGGAAAGGTGGAGATGATTGATGCGGCTCATAAGCTTCTCAACGAGGCTGATGCTGTAATTCACTTCAACGGGGCCAGGTTTGACATTCCCCACCTGAATCGGGAGTTCATTGAGGCATGTCTTACGCCTCCTTCCCCCTATGCTCAGATCGACCTTCTGAAGGTCGTCAAGAAGAATTTCCGGTTCCCCTCCAACAAGCTGGATTACGTGACTAAGGCCCTTGGCCTGGATCACAAGATCTCCAACTCTGGTCATCAGCTCTGGGTCAAGTGCATGGCCGGCGACTTCCAGGCATGGGAGGAGATGAAGGCCTACAACATGCAGGACGTTGTGATCACTGAGCAGCTTTACGATCGACTGCTTCCTTGGATCACTGGCCATCCTTCGGTTGGACTTTACAACGGAACTGAGGGAGATTGCTGCACCAACTGTGGTAGTGCCAATCTCCAGAAGCGGGGATTCGCCTGTACCTCTGTCAGCAAGTTCCAGCAATACCGCTGCAATGACTGTGGGAAGTGGAGCCGCGGAAACAAGCGGCTCTCCAGTGTCGAGATTCAGGGAGTGAAGTAGATGTCCAAGGAATTCTGGGTTGAGGCCAAGGTGCCTCTTGTTGTTCTTGCAGAGCAGCTTGCTTCCGAGGTCAGCAAGAGCGAAGACCTCATCGAGTTTGTTCTTCGCATGGATACCTACCGTGCCGATGTGGACTTCACAGTGAACTTGATTGACGCTCTTCAGGCAGCCCTTGATGAGGAGAGTGACTGATGCCTACTCGAACCTTTACACCTGATGAGCTTGATGAGATCGGAGTTCCCTTCGAATGTGATGCCTCAGACGACAGTTACGCCGAAGAACTTCACAGCGAGCTGTATGACACAACTCGATGGGCTCATGTCTATGCTTTTGTCTTCCGTGCTCCAGATGACGGAAAGGCCTATCGAGTTACCTACTGGACTGGTGCCACAGAGCGACAGGATCAGAATCTCTGGAACTGGGAGGACAGAATTCCGGCTGTCGAGGTCGAAGAGGTACAGGTAATGATCACCGGATGGCAGCCTGTGAAGGAGAAGAGCTGATGGCGAAAAAGACCGTTCTGTTCAATCAGACCATCAGCGTCACAGTGACCGTGGAAACGGACTCGACAGATCCCGAGGAGATCGTTGAGCAGGCATGGGAGGAAGCTCCTGGAGGAGTTTGCGCCCACTGTTCTGGCTGGGGTCAAAGGTGGAGTCGTGACGATGACGGAGAACTTGAGCCTGTAAAGATCAATGGCAAGTACGAGATTTACGCGGAGGACGAGTGACTGAAGAGCAGTTTGACTGGGAGCCGCTGATTGAGATTGCCGGCAATGTTGCTGTGCGAATCTCTGAGCACTGGTCCGTTGTAGAAGTCGATGACGTGAAGCAGGAGATTCTTGAGTACCTGCTTCGGGAGCGGAAGAGCCTTGCTCCTCACGTACATGACGAAGACCTCATGTACCGAATCTGCATGGTGGCCGGCAAGCGGTATGCCTCGAAGGAGCGCAGCCATTACGACCTGATGGATGATCAGTACTGGTACACCCCGGAGGAAGTCCGTATTGCTCTTCGGTCCTTTGTCTACTCGGATGAGGAGATCGGACAGGTCATCGGGAAGAAGGACGACCTGACGCGATCCCTGATCTCTGACAACATCACTTCTGCTCGTACTGATGCCACCAAGGCCATAGGGAAGCTCTCTGAGGGACAGCAGGAAGCCATTCAGAGGGTGTTCGTGTTCGGGCTCCCCCCGAATGACGAGAATCAGCGAAGGGCCGCTTACAGGGCCGTTGACAGCCTTACTCAGGTGATGAACCGGAATACCCGGACGGGTCGATGAGTACTCCGTACCGAAAAAGGATTCTTGAGAAGCACAGAGAAGAACTAGATGAATGGTGGGCGTCTATGGCGTTTAAGAACGACACTTCCAAGCAGGTCTACTACCGTACGTACTCCAGGACCAAGCCTGATGGCTCTCAGGAGACTTGGCCTGAGACTGTTCAGCGTGTGGTGGATGGCAATCTGAAGCTGGTTGAGCCGCGGTACATCGAAGAGGGCGAGCGAGAGGCCCTGATCGAGATGATCGAGTCCTTCAAGCTCCTGCCGGCTGGCAGGCATTTGAAGTCCTCTGGGGTCAACGATTTTGCATTGAACAACTGCTGGGCTGCCGGCTGGGATCCGGCGAAGCCGGAGGAGCACTTCACCTTCACCCTCCTTCGCTTGGCGGAGGGTGGGGGAGTAGGAGCCAACTACTCGGCTCGGTACCTGGGAAACTTCCCTCCTGTCCAGGTCCCTGTGAACGTCCACATCGTCTGTGACCCTGAGCACCAGGACTATACGGACATGGTGGAGTCGGGTCTCATCTCCGCGGAGTACAGCCACACTTGGGCCGGGGCCTATCCGGTAGAGGACAGCCGAGAGGGCTGGGCTGCTGCTCTTGGAGACCTGATCCGTACGGCCCACAACCCAAAGACTCGGCACACGCAGAGGGTCTACGACGTGAGCCGGGTGCGCTGTAAGGGCTCACCTCTGAAGACCTTCGGAGGCACTGCTTCGGGCCCTGAGCCCTTTGCAGAGATGATGTGGGATGTCGGAAGCCTTCTTTCGATGACCTACTACGCAGCACAGCAGAATGCTGTGTCTGCCCAGATCAGTGGCATCCAGGCCATGTTGATTGACCATGCCATCGCTAAGGCGATCGTGGCCGGCGGTGTTCGTCGTTCGGCTCGAATGTCCATCATGCGCTGGGACGATCCTCTCATCTTCGAGTTCATCAACATCAAGGCTCAAGGAGGTCACTGGACCACCAACATCTCTGTAGAGGTGGATGAGAGTTTCTTCGAGTTCCTTCAGGGAGATGAGCCCCCTCTTGATACTCGGGCTCATGATGTTCTTCAGGCCATCGCTGAAGGGATGCTCCGGAACGGAGAGCCTGGAGTCTGGAACTCCGCGCTGACCGCGGAAGGGGAGGTAGACGGGACTTACACCACGAACCCCTGTGGTGAGGCCACACTGACTCCCTGGGAGCCTTGCAACCTTGGCTCGGTCAACCTTGGTGCCTTTGTGGACTCTGACGGATTCGGAGAGTGGGATCAGATCCGCAAGGCTCACCGGCTGATTACTCGGTATCTGATTCGAGCCACCTTTGCTGCGGTGGCGGACGGTAAGTCGGCTGACGCCATCTATCGTTACCGCCGTATCGGTGTTGGGCATCTGGGCTTCGCTGATTTCCTGTACAAGCGAGGCATTAAGTATACCGAGGCTGCTGAACACCATGACGTGATTCTGGAGCTTGAATGTATGGCTGACGAGGTGGACGAGGCAGCAGCCGAGTACGCCAACGAACTCCGCATTCCTGTACCGATCAAGAAGCGGGTGATTGCTCCTACTGGGACAACTTCCAAGTTGGCTGGGGTCAGTGGAGAGGCTGTTCATGCTCCATTCGCTGACTACTTCATCCGGAGGATTCGGTTCTCTGATCTGGAGCCGTCCGAGATTGCTCAGTTGGAGGAGTACCGCCGGCAGGGCTATCGAGTGGAGCCCTGCCAGTACGCAGCCAACACCTCGGTCGTAGAGATCCCTACGAAGGACAGCCTGCTGGATGAGCTGGAGTACCCCGAGTTCTTCCAGCATGCAGGGGATCTGACGATCCGGGACATGCTGAATGTTCAGAAGCTTTACCAGGAGCACTGGGCAGACCAGGCCGTGAGCTACACGGCCAACATCGATCCTTCGGAGTACACCGCGGAGGAGCTGGCCGGCCTCCTGGCCGAGTACCTGCCCTACCTGAAGGGCACGACCGTGTTCCCTGAGATGTCCATGGCCCAGTCTCCGTACGAGCGGATCTCTCGGGAGGAGTACGCGGCTCGTGCCGCGGAGGTGGGCATCGAGGTGACTGACACCGGGTTCGATGAGGTCTGCGCCTCCGGCGCATGCCCTGTGTGACCTGAAGCACTTCAGCTAGACGGTTGATTCGAGACCTCGAATCTGCCATACTGAAACTAGGAAGCAAGGGAGGGGCCTTGCAGCCCCTCCTGGAGGAGGACTTGATGACCTTTGACCAGACCGACCCTTGGGGCAACGTTTCCCCCTGGGATGTTGCCAACCAGCCCCAGCCCAACCCGACTTCGGAGCCGCCTGTGTCCAACCAGCCCAACGCTGTCGCTAACCCTGACAATGTGACCCTGTCGTTTAAGGGAGGAACGGGGCACGATGCCTCCCTCCTGGTGCTTCGAGCTGGCAGTCTTGCTGAGCTTGATCAGATGCTGGATCAGCAGGCAAGTTACCTCAAGTCTGTGGTCGAGAAGGCATCTCGGGTGCAGGCGTTCAGCACGAATCTGAATGCCGCGGCGAAGGTGTCCTCCCCGACTACTTCCGCGCCACCGGCTCAGCCCTACTTCAACCAGAGCACTGGCCAGGTCCAGAATGGTCAGTCGGCTCAGCCCCCCTTCGGGGGTGGTGCTCCGGATCACGACAGCCAGGGTGTGACGACCTGTGCTCATGGTCCTCGGAAGCACTTCGCCAAGGACAACTGGGAGGCGATGTTCTGCCAGGAGCGCGAGAAGAGCGCTCAGTGCCCGCCGGCCTTCAAGGACAAGAAGACTGGTAAGTACGCTGTGAAGAGCTGATTCTCTTTTTTTGCCTGTTAGGTTGATTCGAGACTCGGGGGCCGGTAACACGGCCGGCCCCCTGACTGACTGGAGTTCAGACAGTGATGACAGCAGAGGAAGTCAAGTCCTCTATAGAGGGCCTGAGTCTTGAGGAGCTTCGAGATTCGGTTCTTTGCGAGATGAGGAACAAGCCCCTTCTGGACCGAGAGGCCTGTGAGTACCTTCTCCAGGCCTACACCGACAAGCTTGCGGAGCTGTATTTCTGATGAACGTTGACGTTCTGGCCCAGACTTATATGACCCCTGAGACCCTGAATCATGCCTATGGCTACAGCGCCTATAACGAGGACGAGGTTCACTGGGAGAACTGGCCCACTGACCCTGATGCCTTGGCAGAAGGAGCCGGCCGGCTGTGCTACCGCAGCTTTAACCGCCCGAACCCCAAGACGGCTCGGAACGAGGACTACCTCAAGAACATCATCGACCAGGGCCACTTCAGTGTCCTGGAGCATTCCTCGGTGACGTTCCTTGTCCGCGGTGTCTCTCGATCTCTTCTGGCTGAGCTGACTCGGCACCGACATCTCTCCTTCTCCGTGGTGTCTCAGCGGTACGTGGACTACTCGGAGACTGAGCCTGTCCTTCCTCCAGCTCTTGAGGGAGATTCTGTAAACGGCTGGCTAGTTGAACAGTCCTACAAGGATTCAGTAAAGGTCTATGAAGCTCTGGTAGAACGCCTGATGCTTAATGGTCTTAAGCGCAAGCAGGCTCGTGAGGCTGCCAGGGCTGTTCTCCCGAATGCCGCTCCTGTGGACATGGTGGTTACGGGAAACCTGAGGGCTCTCCGGGACATGCTTCAGAAGAGGCACCATGTCGCCGCCGATGCTGAGATTCAGGTCTTCGCCGGCCTGGTCCTCGAACACCTCCGAGACATCGCTCCGAACTCCGTCCAGGACATCCCCAACGAGCCCTATGGGAGTTCCGATGCTTGATTACGTTCTTCTCGCTCTCGGAACCCTTCTTTTTGGGGCAAGCCTGGGATCGCTGGCTGTGCTGCTGGCTTTCCAGCTCAATAAATGAACTGCCCCGGCCACTGCTGGATATCGACCTGGATAGCAGGCAAGTTCGTTCTGAAGTGCATCAACTGCCCGACGATCAAGGAGTAAAAGTGCTGAAGGTCGGAGACAAGATCCTAATCCTTGAGGACCATCACAACTGTGCTCGTGTCTTTGAGGGGGACATCCTAGAGGTTCAGGCGGCATTTGATTGGGGATTCCAGACCGACACCCCTCGACTTAAGTATCCGATGTCCTGGGATTTTGCCTATGAGGAAGAGGGAACCGGCTGGGAAAAGTGGGAGGAGACCAAGTGAACATCATCAAGGGTGTGGCCCGGGATGGTATTAACCGGCAGCAAATTACAACCTCTTGGATGCACGATCCTGGAGACCCCCTCTCCGTTCACGTGCACTTCCATGAGCATGAGCACACATGGACTTTCGCACTGGATCTGCTGCTGGAGACGTTCACCTCTCCTCCTAACCAGGTTCATGGACTGGGGGATGTTCAGATTGAGCTTATGGGCGACTCGGTGATCATCCTTCTGAGTAATGGGGTGGAGTCAGCCACTCTGAAGTTCCCCGCGGAGTCAATCCAGGATTTCCTGTATCAGATCGATGACCAGGGAACTGAAGAGATCATTGCCCGAGAGATCGAAGAGTGGCTGGAGAAGCTGTGAATGAGTATCTGCGTAAGCGGTTTGAGGAGCGTATCTGGGAGTCAGAGGTGGGCGGATACCTTCAGGGACTCCTTGATGAACATGTGGCTAACCGAGTTGTGGAAGACCTGGTTGAAGGCCTCTTGATTGAGGTGGGAGACGAGTGAACTACACCGAGAAGTATGAGCTTCGTGAAATCCATGGCAATGCCTATACGGTGATTGACCGCTTCGACACTGAGTCTGAGGCAGTGATCGAGATGGGATTTGCCTCTCGTAGGGGCCCCGGCAATTGGCAAGTGGTCCGGCTTATGGAAGTTTCTGTGGCGAGTGTCATTAAGGCATAGTCAAAGTCAACAGGGGAGGTCTTTCGGATGAAGATCCTGAGAGCAGATGTAAAGGGTCCGATTCGGATCTATGTGGTTGAAAGTCCGGAAGACCTTCCTGGTTTCTACGAGTTCGTCAACGAGAACCCCTTCATGGGGTTCGACACTGAGACGACGGGGTTGGACTGGTGGAACGCTGGGGACGGCTTTCATTGCCGGCTGGCTCAGTTTGGGAACCATGACACAGCTTGGATTCTCCCGATTGAGCTAGGAGAGATCTACGTCCAGGCCATGAAGTGGGCCCTGGGAAAGGCTGAGCGTCTGGCAGCACAGAACCGCGGGTTCGACCTCCATACGGTCGAAGAGGGCTGTGGAGTGGACCCCTTCCCTCTGGTCCAGAAGACCTGGGACACGAAGATCCTGGCCCATCTGGTGGACGGTAGGGCAGTCAAGGAAGGTGGAGTTGGGCTCAAGCTCGAAGAGCTGGTTCCCCACTACATTGACAAGGAGATGGGTGCTCAGGTCAAGAAGTCGATGACCGCGATTGCCCAGGATCTGAACCGACAGAAGAAGGTGGCTGGCTACTCCTACAGGGACAAGGAGAAGCAGACACACAGAGTCCTCTTCGAGGACGAACCTGGTATCACCCCCGAGGACTTGAAGGCTCGGGGGTTTTCTTATGTCCGGGAGTTCAAGGAGCCGATCTACGGCAAGGTCAACAAGGAGAACGTCTGGAAGAAGGTCCCTCTCTTCCATGAGGGCTATTTGCTCTACGCCGGCATGGATCCGATCTTTGCCTACCGCCTGACGAAGACCCTCTTCCCTCTGGTTCCGCGGAAGTCCCTGCACTACGGCCTCATTGGCTGGGAGCACCGTTTCAACTGGATCTGCTATCAGATGGAGCGGAACGGCTACCTGGTTGACGAGAAGTACACCAGGGACCGGATCAAGGAACTGGAGGCTGAGGAGGCCCGTCTTCTGGAGATTATCCAGGGATACGGAGTTGAGTCTCCGGGATCCAATGAGCAGTTGGTTGCGGCTCTTCAGGGCTTCGGCGTCAAGCTGACTCAGAAGACTGATCCCACTGAAAGGCATCCTGAAGGCCAGTACCGGATGGACGAGGGCATTCTATCGTCCATTGAGCACCCCTTGGCCCAAGCCGTCCTGGACTACAAGGGAGCTTCTAAGAAGCGCTCCAACTGGTTCGAGAAGGCTCTCAACTCCCGCGACAAGAACGGGAGGGTTCACGCTTCCACGAACTCTCTTCAGGCCCGGACAGGGCGTACCAGTGTCACGGGAGCTATTCCGGCTCAGACCTTGCCGGCAGGAACTGGGTACGTCCGGAACTGCTTCTTGGCAGAAGAAGGTCATGTTACGGCCACTGTGGATTACAGCTCCATGGAGCTGATGTTCCTGGCTGCTGACTCCGGCGATAGGCGCATGCTCAAGGCGTACAACGAAGGAGAAGACCTTCACAACATTACCGCGGCCGGGGCGTTCGGTCTGATGGGCTGGGACCCGAACAACAAGGATTCCAAGCATCCGAAGCGTAAGGCAGGCAAGGGCACCAATTACACAGTCTGCTTCGGCGGAGGCTGGAACGCAGTATCTACTCAGTGGGATATCGAGGAAGAGGATGCCAAGAAGGCGGTAAACGGCTTCTGGGAGACCTTCCCGGCTACCAAGGTGCTTTCTCGGGCATGCATGGATGAGGCTCGTCAGAACGGCTTCATTTACACCGTAACTGGCCGGCGCATCCTGACCGATGAGAAGCGTCCCTATGCGGGGATGAACTACCGAATCCAAGGGACGTGCCGGGACATTACTGTTCGCGGAGCTATCGAGCTGGATAAGCGAGGTTTCACCAAGTGGCTTCGCCTTATCATTCACGACGAGTTCGTTTTCAGCTTCCCTCGGGAACGTGCGGAGGAGCTGACTAAGCAGGCAGCAGAGATTATCCAGTTCGTCTACAACGGTCTCCTGATCCCTGCTGATGGGGAGATCGGAGAGCAGAGCTGGGGTTCCGTAATTGACAAGGAAGGCTCGAAGCACTGATGGCACGAATGTTGAGTGACGGTACTGCTTTTGGTTGTTGGATCTCCTGGGAGTGTGGGGCCTGCGGGGAACAGGGAGAGCTTCAGACTGACTCGGATGACGGAACTGTAATTGCTGACATTGATCACTTCTGTGAGGTGGATGACTGATGGCCGACAAGGCAGTAGTTCAAGAGGTTCGATACGCATTGCGAGTAAGTGAGCGAGAGCTTGAGGTGATCAGGGAAGCTCTTCGGAAGCTTTACCACTCTGATGCCTTGGAGTGGACTGTGGCCGCGGATCTGCTTGCTGACCTTGCGGAGGAAGACTGATGGATGCCTACTCAGACGAAGAGATTCTGGTGCTCTTCGATGCTTTGGATGAGCAGAAGTACAACCTGAAGCACCATCCCAGTAGTTTTACCTTCTCAGAGATCGACGTAATCAACGGTCTCTGGCAGTCCTTTCTTGATGAAGCCCGACACCGCAAGATCATCCTCTAAGGAGCCCCGATGGAAGACGACTACGAGAAGAAGTTTCAGGCCCTGACTCAGCCCGTGGAGAAGGAAGGGATCTACGAAAAGCTCTCAGAGAGGGCGCAGTTCCTTCAAGTGCTGGCTGTTCATTGCGCCATGATCTACAAGGTGGGCCGCAAGGCCGGCCTTTCCCGTCAGATGTCTCGGTACATGGCCCGAGAGTACTTTCGATTCGAGATGACGCCCGAGAACTACTACCCCGGAGAGGGCGGCAAGTGAACGACACTTGGGAATTCTGGCTTGTTGAGCAGCATGTAGACCTTGGTAATGAGAGCTTCTGGCACGAGAAGGCTCGTCTCCTTCGTCGTCCCTTCCAGAGTGAGGCCAAGATGGAGGAGTCTTGCCACATGGTGGGTAATCGGGATGTCCTCAAGTACGGAGGACAATACCGAATCCGTGTGATCAAGGAGCAGACCGTTTTCGACTCTGAGGGAGTTCAGTGATGTACGTGCTCACTTCTGGCTGGTACTCAGACAAGGTCATTGTGGGAGTTACCTCCGATGAGTGGGAGGCCCATGAATGGGAGGATAGCGGGGACGATCGCTACTTTGAAGGGCCGTTTGACAATGGGATTCCCGGTGACTGATGGCCGACCTGACTGGGACTTCTATTTCTTGGGAATCGCTAACGCTGTGGCAGCGAGAGGTGATTGCCTCCGATGTCAAGTTGGGGCGGTCCTCGTTGGTCAGGACAAAAGGATCAGGTCCACTGGGTTCAACGGAAGTTATCCCGGTGGACCTTCCTGTCTTGCTGGCCAATGCCCTAGGTGTCTCTCGGATACTCCGTCAGGTACGAGCTACGAAGATTGCGTGGAGGTCCACGCCGAAGCCAATGCCCTCCTCTATGCGTCCTGGGATGACTGTCAACTATCGACGCTCTACGTCACACGTAAGCCCTGTAAGGACTGTACGAAGCTGATTCGATCCTCAGGCGTAGTAAAGGTTGTCTGGGCAGACGGACTAGGGATACACAAGGTGATTCTCTGATGGACCCGAGCAAGTGGCGAGTGAAGAAAAGCATCTGGGGAGACTGGGATATCTACTCCCCAGGCTACTTCCTCCCCGGATATATCGAGGTGAGGACGAGAACTTTTGAAGAAGCCATTCGGCTTCTTCCGATTCTCCAGCACGAGAACTACATGCGCTCTAGGCGTTGGAGGGATGGTTGATGTTCACAGTCATCGTGACTGGTAGTCGGAACTGGAAGGACTGGGAAGCTGTCTGGAAGGAACTCCATTCCCTCTACGAGGAGCACAGGGAGCTTCTTGTTATCCACGGAGGATGTCCTACAGGAGCTGACCATTATGCAGAGGAATGGGTCCGGAACTGGTACTACCCCCTCAAGGTTGGTCAGCGCGTCTTCTCGGCTGACTGGACCCTTCACGGTAGGGCTGCTGGACCTATCCGGAACCGAGAAATGGCTCAGGCCGGCGCAGATCTCTGCTTGGCCTTCCCTCTCGGGAAGTCCTACGGAACATGGAACTGTGTCAACGAGTGCAAGAAGGCTGGCATCCCCGTGAAGGTGATCGAGTAGTGAACCTGATGAAATGGCGGATCAAAAAGGGAAGCGGGAACTGGTGGGGGATCTACCCTCCTTCTTGGCGCAATGACGTATACGCCACCCGCACGTTCAAGGAAGCGATTCTGAAGCTAGTTGAGTTTCAGTCCATGTCTAGCTGGGGGCGTGGTCGGTGAGCTACGGAAGCATTGAGTACTACAAGGAACGCATTGGCTATTGGCACCAGGAGTTTAACAAGGCCAACAAGAGGGCTTCTGCTGCTATCGCTGAAGCCAAGAAGTCCAAGGAACGTCTCCTCTCTTCTATCCGCATGATGCAGACAGCCAAGGCGGAGAGGGATCAGTTTGAGGACATGCTTAACCGCATTGGCGATCTGTACGCCTATGCCGAAACCTTGAAGGCTTTCGAGAATGGTGTCTACAAGATCCTTGAGGAGCGGAACAATGACTGATCGAGATGAGCGAGTAAGCCTTTACGCAGAGCAGGACCGCTGGACTCAGGCAGAACGGATCGTAGATCTAGAAGACGGAATCAAGGCCTTCATGGAGTTGGATAATGCCCGTCTGAAGCAAATTGAGAAGCTGAAGGATGATCTGAACTGCATGACCCTGGAGAGGGATGCTCTCTGGGAAAAGGTCAACGGAAGTTGGATGTGAGATGGAACTTGACCCGAGCCGACTGAAGTCGGCTCTCCGGATGTACGTAGCAGAGCTGGACTACGACATTCACAAGGACATTCAGTGCGGTGAGGAAGACGGGCTGGACCACTACCCGGAGGAAGTTGAGTTCTTCCTTCGGTGCTGGGAAACGGCGGAGGAGAGCTGATGAAGCTTTCGGAGCTGATTGAGGAAGCTACCAAGGCCCTGGAAGAACATGGGGATATCCCAGTAGTTGCCATGGATTCGGGGTGCGGTTGTTGCTCCCGAGGAGCCGAATTCGCCGGGTCCCGGGTCGATTCGGATGTCTGGGTCTACGACCACAGCTCCGAAAATGGGAATGTACCTTTGGTATTCAGAGTGGGGGACTGATGAACTACCGAGTTGTTCAGACCGTAGAGGCGTTCAAGTACTCCAAGGGAACCATCTGGGGCCCTTACACCGAGAAGGAAGACGCTGAGAAGCGTGTGAAGACCCTGGAGTCCTTCAAGGGCTCTGGGCTGGTCGATGAGGGTGAGTTCGGGGAGCCGTGTTCCGCGGTACGGCCGGCCTATGAGGACGGGACGGAGGAAGTCTGATGGGTGTCTTTGACGGCAGCGACTACCGAGTATCTGTTTACCGTAAGAGTGACGAAGACCCTGAGGACCCAGAGACGTTTACCCCTGAAGATGCTCGGTCCTTTGTCGAGAACCTTAGGAAGGACCCTGACGTGCGGGCGGTTGAGACTCACGCAATCCACTATGTGATAGGCAACTACTACAGCGACCTGTCCTTTGGGAACCCCTACGAGGGAGAGGAGGACGAGTGATGAAGCTTCGTAAGGCTGCTGGTTGGTCTCTGCTGTCTCTGCTTCCAATCGGTTGGGGAGTGGGTGTGTTCATGGATGGGGGCTGGCCTCTACTTGTAAGCTCTTTCGTCCTTGTCGGATTCGTCTGGGCCATTATCCATGTGGCCTTCCGGCTGATTGATGGTGACCGATGAGGCTAAGGGACTTCGAAGGGGACATTTGGGAGTCGGATGGGGAGGGCGGTTGGGAGATCAATTCGCCTGATCCAGAGATGTGGGGGTTCATTGCCTCTTATGAGTTGCTGGAGCGGGTATGGGGACCTCTGAGTGAGGTGGAGGAGTGAAGATCTTTGTGTACCGCGTTGATGCTGATGGAACTAAGACCCTGTTGCGTGTGAAGTAAGACATGAGAAAGCCCCCTCTCCCTTTCGGGAGAGGGGGTTCTTTGTGTTCTCAGACCTTCTTCTGCCCGAAGAAGTCTTTCCGGACGACTAGCCTCTGTTGAACGTCCTCAGGGACGTTCAGGTCTGCATGGTCCTCGAAGATGACGAAGGTGATCCCGCTTCGGACCAAGTCTTCCTCCATCTTCTTCAGCCCGTGCTTCTCCCAGTGCTCCCGGTAGGTCACTCCCTGAGACTCATAGGTCCAACGGTCCTCCACGGACTCAGGGTCAATCGCAGCTAGCTGCCGGCCAAGTGATGTCAGTGTCTCCTTCGCCTTGGCTTCGATGAAGCCCCCATCCCTGTAGGAGCCCCCAGGCTCCAGCTCAGACATGTAGTGACTGATCTGCTCTTCCAGCTTGATCTTCTGAGCCAAACTGTCGTCTCCACGGGTGTACTTCCTGTGGATCACCTGGAAGTCCCCGATCTCTTCCAGCACAGTGTTCTTGAGAAGATCGTAAACCTCCTGAGGGTCGTCAAATGCTTTCATCCCGCAGGATCCCCCGTTTACGTAAGACGAGCACCGGAGACGGGTAGCCCGCATTACTTCTCCGCTCTTTCGCTCCCACACCTTCTGAGTGTCATACCAGTTGCTACCACAGACACCACACTTCATGGTCCCCAAGAAGGGCGTGCGGTTGTTCTGCTGACGAACTTCCTTGTTGGCCCTGGCAGCAAGGATCTCCTGGAGTCTGTCGAACTCCTCCTTCGTGAAGATGCCTTCTGCGAGCCTGATGGGTTCACCCTCAGTGTTGTACGCAATAAGGGAGGGCTGACCCTGTTTGAGACCCTTGGGACGGTAGACCCTGTATCCCATCAGAGCAGGGTTGATGAGGATGACCTTGAGGTTGCCCGAACCCCACTTCCCTTTGTTGGGAGGAAGAATCCCCGCACGAGTAAGGAGCCGGCAGGCTCGGTATAGGGAGGTTCCGCGGACCACCATGGAGTAGACCCATCGAAGAACTCGGGCCCTCTCAGGATCGATCACCAGGGCCTTGGTGCCGTCGCCCTGGTCTACGGACCTGTAGCCGTAGACGGGCTTGCCGATCACCCACCGCTTCTCCGCGGTACGGGCGAACTTCCACAGGGACTCGATCCGGACTCCTGTGTTGGCTGCCTCGATGCGGGCCATTCCCGCAATGATCGTAACCATGAACTGACCGAACTCTGTGCTCAGGTCAATCGGGTCATTCTTCGCAGCAAGGGTCTTTGCGTACTCCTTGCACCACTCGATCATCAAATGGAGATCTGAGATCCTTCGGACGAACCGATCAAGCTTCCAGAACAGGATCTCGTCGAACTCCGGAGCTCTGTTGGTAATCCACTCACCAAGCTGTGGCCTCTTCCAGGGCGGGACCTTGGTGGCCGAGACTCCTAGGTCTCGGGCGATTCCTACGACTCGTGACTCCCTCTCTACAGCCATCCGTACAAGGTCCAGCTCCTGACGGATGGGGGAAGTGGTCTCCTCGGTGAGGATGGACAGGCGGATGGACAGAAGGACCCTGGAAGCCGTGGGAGGGAGTGCCTGCATCCGCTCCCAGAGGTCTCCCAACTCCCTTCGTTCCGCGGGGGACCAGCCCATCTCGTCTAGTAGGTCAGCCGGCCACTGGTCTTCGAACGTCATGGTCAT